TATTCTTACTGGTTATGAAGAAACAGCAGAAGAAAGTAGATTACTTCCAATAAATAAAAATTGGGAAGTTTGGTTTTCTTTGTTTATGCCTAGGGGTAAATGGGTGATGGAACCTTTTTTTTGTGATATGGGAAAAGCAGCTGTATTTGTAATAAATATAGGAGATGTAAAGCATTTTTGGAATGCTACAGGGATTCTACCACAAGGACAAGCCGAACAATTTAAAGACAAATCACAATTACAAACTACCTTTACGAATTTAAGAAATCGTTTAGGACACACTATGTATACAGAAAAAAGATCTTTTAAATGGGTTGACCTACCTAGTGATGATAATTGGGAAAGATGGGCCAAAGAAAACTCTATATATGGTTGGGCTAAAACTGTAATTGAGGAATATGTTAAAAAATTATATTCATAATATATAAAATATTTTATATATTATGAATATAATATATAAATATGGAATATGAAAAATACTTAAAATACAAGACAAAATATTTAGAATTAAAAGAAAAATTTTTACAATTAGGTGGTGCTATATATATATGTATAGAAAATATTTTTTTACTGGCTAAACCTGAAGATTCTGAAAATTTTACTAAAGATACATATGGTAAAAATATTGTTTTATTAAAAGGTGAAGAGGTTGATATTGATGAAATGAGAGAAGATAAGGCTACTGGGTCTTGGTTTGGAAAAGTTGTAAAAAACAGTGTATCTGGTTGGGTTAATATGAAAAATTTAGAAAGAAAAAAAGAAGGTACAGGTGTCTTTGCTAAATATCTTGAAGATAGAGTATTTCGTTTACAACAAAGGAATAGTAAAACTGTCAAAGCTATAAACGAAGTAAAACAAGGAATATCCATAATGTCCCCAATAAAAATATCATGCTCTTTTAAAAAAAAAAATAAAGATGATCCAGAAGAAACATATCTAAAAATACATCCAAAAAATTCAGATAATACAGGAAAGAAAGATAAGTTTACTTTATTAAGAGAAGGTGAAATTTTAGAACTTACACTAATATGTAAAGATGTCACTACTAATATGTTATTTGGAAATGTTACTAAAAAAGATGTATATGTTAGTGGTTGGGTTAATTTAGAAAATTTGTGGACATTTAATGATTCTGATCAGTTAGTGAAGTTAACTGAATTAGATGGTGTTATACCAGATGTATTAGATATACCACCACCTGGAGGACGTGCGGTTGCTCACATAGGACCTGGAGGACGTGCGGTTGCTCATGAAGGACCTGGAGGACGTGCGGTTGCTCATGAAGGACCTGGAGGACGTGCGGTTGCTCATGAAGGACCTGGAGGACGTGCGGTAGCTCATGAAGGACCTGCTGTAGAAGTAGAAAAATGTTTTCATGATAGAAAAAAATATGGAGGTTCAGATTTTACACTCCTAAGAAATAATTTTAATTCTGATGATATAGTTAAAGATAAACTAGGAAATGATGTTAGACTAAATTTGGATGAGGAAGTAACAGTTTTAGAAAAAGTTTTTCATTCTCATTATACTTATACTAAAGTTCTTAAACAAAATGGTCAAACAGGTTGGGTTAAAAATAACTATTTATATAAAATAAATGGTTGGACTAAGGGTAAAGTTCCTTGTTAATATTTATACTAAAAATTATATTTTTAGTATAAATTATATATAAATATAATATATAAATATGGAATATGAAAAATACTTAAAATACAAAACAAAGTATCTAGAATTAAAAGAAAAATTTTTACAATTAGGTGGTGCATTTAGATGGATTATAGATCCACGATCTGGTAAAAGACCAATAACATCCCAAGAAAGTGATTTAATTCAAGCACATTATCAAAGAGGAAATTCAGAATTTACATTAGAAACTGGTGATTATAAATATAGATTAAATATAGGTCAAAGAACTGGTGTTAGAATTAGTAGAGTTAATGGAAAAATGGTAGAAACTGGTATTACTCAAGAAGAAATAACTGATACTAGTTCAGGATATTTTCCACCTGGAGGACGTGCAACCTCTCATGCTCCTACTCTTTCACCTAGAGGACGTGCAGCCTCTCATGCTCCTTCTTCAGTAAGCAGAGTCGAACCATCATTTAGCAGTACTGAATATCAACCACCTGGAGGACATGCTGCCTATTATGCTCCTACTCTTTCACCTAGAGGACGTGCAACCTCTCATGCTCCTTCTTCAGTAGGCAGAGTAGAACCATCATTTGGCAGTGCTGAATATCAACCACCTGGAGGACGTGCCGTCTCTCATGTTTCTACTCCTCCACCTGGAGGACATGCTGCCTATTATGCTCCTCCTTCCGCACCTGGACCATTTTATACTACTCCATCAAAACCTCAAAAAAGTCTTGAAGAACTTGCTAGAGATGTATATGTACCCCCTCTAAGTCCAGGAGAGACGCCAGTAGTTCAGATGCGTATACCTGGTTCTTCAGCATATTATCCAGAAGCAACATATGCTTCTTTACAACCAAAACCTACACCTGCACCTAGAGTTCATTCACGACCTGTAGTACCATCTGTAGTAAAACAAGAGCCAGTAGTTCCCTTAACTGATTCACAACTTGTAGAAGAAGCTATAGATTATATTTTTCAAGTTCGCAATACATTCAACTCACGTGTTCCCGCTGATCCACAAAAATTATACGATTATCTAAATGAACCTAGTAGAAAATACAGATTTAATAATCAAGAAATTAGAATGGATTTAATTCATGAAATATTATCTAGAAGTAGAACATACAAAAGGGATGGGGAGACATGGATTGATTAATTATATATAATATTTTGATTATTATTAGAAATTTTAGTTTCTAATAATTCAAGCAGGTCTTTATAATATTTAATTTCATCAACAGTTAGATAATTAATATTTTTTGAATCCAAATCAACCAGTAGGATAAGTATGTCAGAAATATCTAATTTTGGATCAACAGATGAAGGTTGTTCTAATATAGAATCGATTTCATTAATATTTTGTTTATAATTTTTATAATTAGTAATAAAATCATTTTTATTAGTTTCAACATTTAACTTATCAACATTTTTACAAAAGTCATATAGTACAATATTGCTCATAAAATTATAATATTATATATAATTTTATTTTTAACCAAAAACAATTTAATCAAACAATTCATAATTAGTAATTTTATAATTTAGATCAATATTACCATCATTAAAAACGAGTTTTAATTTTTTATTTTTTTTTTCTTCTCCAGTATCTGTATCAATAAAATCAGTTATTGAGGTAATTTCAGCATCATTATTGTTTTTATTTTTTTTAAAGATAGTTGGTTTAATAGAAGAGATATTATTAAGAAGTTTTACTTTAGTTTTATTATATAGAGATAGTATATAACCAAGATTATTTTTATAAAGTAATAATTTATCTTTAATTTCTTTATCTTCAATAACTTTTAGTTTATTAGAATAATTAATATTATTAAAAATAGTTTTAGTATCTTTAAATTTATCTAATAATTTATTTAAATTATTATGGAATATTTTAATATTATTAAGATAAGTTTTTTGTTTTTCAACGATAAATTTAGCAGCGATACTTGGAGTAGCAAAATTATAATCACAAACGAGATCAGATAGTTGATTATCAATTTGATGTCCTACAGCAGAGATGGTAACAAATTTACATAAATGAATTTCTTCTAATAAATTAAAATCAGAAAAACCTATTAAATCTTCATTACTACCACCACCTCTAGTTATAAGTAAAACATCAATATTAATAAAATTATCATTAAAATATTTAATAGCAGATATAACTGAAGCTGGACACTGTTTACCTTGAACAAGAGCATTTTTAAGATAAATATTACCAATACAAGAATCAAGTTTAAAAGTTTGTAGAATATCTTGAAGAGCTGCGCCTTCCAGAGAAGTTATAATACCAATATTATAAGGGAAGGGTGTAATTGATTTTTTATTAAGAGTCCAGCCTAAATTAATAACTTTATTTTTTAGTTCTACGAAGCTATGCCTATAATCACCAGAGCCAATTTTTTCTATTTTTTTTACATTAAAATAGATTGAAAGATTTTTTTTCATTAGTGAGAGAAAGCCAGTAATTTTAATTTTATCACCATCTTTAATATCATTAGGAGTTTTATTCCAGAAAATACAATTAATTTGATAATCTTGATTTTTAACTGTTAGATAGAGATGCTTATCACTTGGTTTAATAGATATAATTTCACCAGTAATTTCATTAAAATTAGTTTCTGAAATTACATCATATAAAAAATCAGTTATTTTTTGTATATTATTATCTTCCATAGTATTTATATATATACATTAATCTTTAACCAATTATTCTTTAATATATTTATTAGAAACTCTTGATTTTTTTAAATCTCCTACTTCAGCCATTATATCTCGAACCTTATCTATTTTTTCATTATTAAAAGGAGGATAATGTAAATCATTTATATAAACATCAACATTAATTTCATCTTGAGTTGTTAATTTAAATATATATTTTTTAAAATTATCATCCCAAACATATGGACGATATTTAAGGACAATTGGACAAATAGCACCACCTGTATAAAATGCTCCTGTTCTAAATCTGAATAAAGTTTCATGATTAGACATACCACCTTCAGGAAAAATTAATATTTTTTTATTAATTTCAAGATATTCTTTTATTTTATCGACCATATTTGTATCAACGCCTCTTTTAAATATTAATAAATTACATTTCTCAGCTAATTTTTTACCTATTTCTAATTTATTAACAAATTCACTAGCAATACATCCTGTTTTAAAGAGAAAAATAATAATTATTGAATCAAGATAATTAGTATGATTTGATAGAAGAACAATATTTGTGTTTTGATCTTCTTTTTTTTTCCATTCAATAATATTATTTTTATAAGTGATTGGATTATTTACAGTATTATCAATAATATTAATTTTAATGTTAAATAATCTAAAAAAATATTCAACCATACTATAGATATCTTCAATAGTAGAGGCTGCTATTAATTTATTCATAATAGAAGTAAATTTTACCATAGCAAATGGTAAAGTATAATAATTAATACTAGATGTATTTTCAGATAATCTAACAGATTTAATATCAATAATATTTTGATAATATTTTGTACTATATAATCTATTTTCAGTTAGAATCTTTTTAAATGGAACATCACATAGTGGACATTTTTTTTTATTATTAATTAAATAATAACTTATACATTTTTCATGCATTAAATGGTTACAAGGTAATAAAACTACTATTTTTGTTGAATTATAAAAAAAATTATTACAATAACAAATATGATTTACTTGAGCATCATCATAATTTATTTTATCATCACTACTTATTTTTTTATTTAGAAGATTATATTTTTTATTATTTTTATTATCTATATCCATAAAATATATATAAATAATATATTATATTTTTCTAATTTTAACATAATTTTTAAATTTTTCTTATAAATAAATTATTTTTTTTTCTATTATTAATAATATTTTCAGGAATATCTTCTTTTTTTACTTCAATATTTTTATTAATTATTACTTCATCTTGTTTTAATTTATTTTTTTCATCATCATAAGTAATATTAATATTTTGATTAGTTTTATATAATTTATCAAAATTATCATTTTTTAATGATTCTCTTAAATTTTTATTATCATTAGATAGAATTGTTAATTGATTATTAATATTTTTAATTTCTTCTTCCATAATATAAACTTTACTTGATAGAGCTGTCATAATTTCAGAAGTATGTTTTAGAGTATCAACAAGTATATTTTTATCTAGATTATGTAATTTATCATCTGAATAGTCAAAAGTTTCTTCCATTAAAATATATAATTGATAAATAAATTTATAAAAAAAAATAAACTCTATACGGTAATTTACAAAAGTTTTTATATAAAATAATTTTATTAAATAAAAAAATGTTAACTATAATTAATTTAATAAATTATTTAACTGGATCTTATGTAAATAATATTGTATTAATTCTAATAACGGTAGTAATATATTATTTTATTATTATTAATTATTGGAGCAATATTGAAAATAATATAGTGTATATAGGAATATTAATTATGTTAATGATGATGGATTTAATAACAATATATTTAATATTTAGTGCACATCATAATTTTGATTTTAATAAATTAAAAAAAAATAAAAAGAAAAAAGATAAAACTAAAATTAAGAAAAATTTAGAATCAAAAAAAAATTTAATAGAAGAAAAAGAAAATAATTCTATAGAAGTTTATGATGAAAATAAAAGCGCTAGTTTAAATACTTATAAATAATATTTTTTGGTATAAATATATATATTACAATTAGAATAATTTATAATAATTAGTCTAATTCAAAAAATCTTCCAATTGTTCTTCTTCACTAGATTCTTTAGATTTATTTTCTTTAGATTCAACTACAACATTTTGTGTATTTTCAGTATTTTGTGCATTTTCAGTATTAGCAGAAGGGAACATTCCTGGCATATTTAAATTTTGCATTTTTTCAAGTTGTTCAACATATTTTTTTTGTAAATTAACTTTAGAGGATCTAACTTCTCTAAATTTACCTTGTTTTTCTCTTAATTTCCTTCTTAATTCTTCTCTATGATATTGTTTTTTTTCTTCTTCAGTCATATTTTTAGTAGGATCTTCTCGTTCAACCATATATTCAGCAGAATTAGTTGATGAAGTCATTTGACTAAGTAATTTATTTCTTTCTTGAGGTGTTAATTTAGCCCCCTTTTTACCTAAAGATGTTTGTCCAAGAGATTTCATTAAATTTTGAATATCTGCATTAGATAGTTTTGAAGAATTTAATTGACTAGCGAGATCAGGATTCATAAATATTATAAGTTTTGATAATAATTATTTATTTATATTTATTTTTTTTATATTTCTTTTATTTTCATTTAAAACAAAATGAATTGATAAGTTATCAAGATAAGAATTAATTAGCGATGGTTCTAAATATGTATTTGTATCTAAAATTTTTGAGATTATTTGAATATCTTCTTCATTTGGAATATAATTTAGTATAAACTCATTCATTTTCTAAATATATTATTATATATTTATATAATTATAAATAAATAATCAATTTTTTATTAAGGTATAGAAATACTATTAAATTTTGAAGTTTTATTTTGGGTAGGTTTTGGAGTTGTTATTTTAGCTAAATTATATAAAATTTGATTTTTACTACTAACTATTTTAAAAGAACCACCTATAACAACAGTTGATGTATCTATTTGAGAAGCTATAATACTATAAACAACACCAGGAGCATTATCATCATTAAAATATTTAACACCTACAACCGTAGGATTACTAACATTTCCCCAAGTGTTAGTAGATAAATCAAAAGTAGCTATACTATTTTTAACGCTACCTCCTCCTCTATAAAAATATCCACCAATCCATAAAATATTTCCATTCGGATTAGTTACAGAAAATACCTGTGCCGAACTCCAAGGGGAAACTAACCCAACATTATCTACCCCAGATACTCCAGCACCTAAATTAGTCCAAGTATTACTTTGGTAATTATATAATACAATATTATTACAATTTGTAGCTGTTTTTATAGTTGTAAATTGACCACCAATCACTAATATTTTTCTGGCAGCAATATTTACCATTGTATTTATTGTTCCAGCAAAAGAACCTCCTAATAGGTCAAACCATGCGCCAGAAGTTGTTGCTGTAGTACTAATTCTTTTAAATACGCAATTAGTTGTTGGAGTACCACCATCTGTGCCTCCAACATATAGGTTGGTACCTACAACAACTAATGAATTTATAATAGTAGTAGCACCATTAATTACAGTATCAGATGGTGGTCTATTAGCAACAATAGAAGAAGTAGAAGTATTCAATAATGCGATATTAGCATTACTACTATTAGTGCTATCAGTAGCAGTAGAAAATTTACCAGCAATATAGATTAAATTACTGGTTGAACTAAATACACCAATATTAACTGTAGTACTTACGCCTGTAAAAGTTATAGTAGAAAAACTAGACAAAGCAACCTGACCAGTGCTATCAGAAATTAATGGATTAAAAAACATAATATTTTGACAAGTAGGTGGTTGTCCAGCATCTACAGGAATAAGATTAAAACTACCAAAAACATACGCTATAGTTGCATTGTTATATAAAAAATTTTTAATAATTATATTTGTTAATGCTAAAGTTGATGAAATTCCTTTAATTAATGGAGATTCAGAAGTTTTACTAAATCGTGAACAATTAAACAAATATTGAAAAGAAGAACTATTCACCACTAAATTAGCCCAAGGAATTCCATTTTTAGGAGTATTATCATTTGAACCACCGCAAGTTAAAAAATTTTTATTTCCGACTAAACATGTAATTACACTATTTTGAGATACAATATAGTTATTAGACATTATATTATAATTAATATATAAAAAATTATTTACTATTAATATCTAATAAAATACTAAAATTATTTTTTTCTTCATTATTAAAAATATTATTTATATATTTTATTATATTATCGAAAGTTATATTATCTATAAGTTCATATGATAAATTTTTTAAATTAAAAATGTTATAATTTTTTAGTATAGAAGAAATATAATAACTCGTTTCATTTTCTAGACTATTATAATCTTTTGAATAATATAATAATTTACTTTTTTTAATAGATAAAAATTTGTCTTTATATTTTTCTATATTTTTATTAAAATCATCTATAAAATATTTATTAAAATTATTAATACAATCTTTAATTTTTTCAATATTAAAATTAGATTGAACAATATAAATAAGATAGAAATATGAAGTATCATCATATATATAAGTATTATAAATACATTTAACTATGTAACCAAGTTTATCTGTTGTTCTTAATCTATCAAACAAAGGTTCATTTATAATACTAGCAATAAAATCAGATATAAATAAATATTTTAATCTTTTTTTAATATCAGATAAGACAATTAAATTTCCAATAAAATTTATTTTAAATTTTTTAATTTCATAACATTCATATAAACAATTATTAATTTCTTTAGGATTATAATCATCTTTTTTAAGAATATAATTAGTAATCTTACCTTTTAATTTTTTTAAACCATCATCTTTTTTAAAAAAAGTTTTATTTGTAGATATAATTTCAAGAAGATTATTAAAATACTTTTCTATTTGTTTTGGTTCATTATTAATACTAAAATTACCTAAAAATAAAATATATTCTTTTGAAAATATTAATAATGATTTTATTTTTTCTATAAAATCAATATAATTTAATTTTTGTAAATATTCTAAAATTTCCTTAGGTTTTAATTCATCATTTATTAATATATTTAAATACATACCTACTAGTTTAACAGGACTATCATATTTTTTATTATAATAAATATCAGTTAATTCATCTATAACATTTTTAAAATATTTTTCATTATCATGAGTGAATATATTATTAATAAATTTATTTATATCATTAATAAAATTAGTTAGTAAATAATTTAAACAACTATAGTTATAAACAATATATTCTTTATTAAATAACATATTGAAATAACATTTGTAGTTATTCATACTTGAAGAATAGTAATTAATTATTTTATCTAAAAAGCTATTATAAATAGTTAATAAAATTTTATTATGAGGTTGAAGAAAATCATTATTTTTCTTAATTAAATAGATTTTACAAAATGGTTTTTCATATTTATTAGTATGTAAAATATATACTTCTCTTTTATCATCTTTTAAAAATAATTTTGGCACTTCATTTTTATTAAAAATTTTATATAATAAATCATATTTTACTTGAAAATCTTTTATAAGTATACTCTTATTAAAATCAAAATTTAATTTATCTTTAGAAACAAATTTTTTTAAATCAGATATAAAATAATCTGTATTATAATATTTACTTTTAACAAATTTTTTTTTATTAATGTTTAAATCTATATTTGTAATAAATTTTAAAATATAATTTTTAATATTTTTTTTAAATATTTTATAAAAATTATCATTATAATCTTCTATTTTATAATTTCTTATAAAAGCATCATTTATATTACCATAAATCATATTTTCTACTGTATTATTACATATATTTATAGCTGAAGATTTATCATGATATAAAAAGTCTAATAACTTTATAGATTGAAAATTATTATAAAGATGTTTAAAAGTTTTTTTATCAATATTAATTAATTTATCTAAAAAAGAATAGAAAATGCCAATTGTTTTAATAAAATTTTCTTTATTATTATCATACAATATAATTTTAATATTAATAATACCTTCAACATCTAACATGTAACTAATATTTGAATATAAATATTTAATTAAATTTTTTTCTTTTAGATAAAAAGTTAAAGATTCTTCATATTCTGAACCAATTAAATAAGATATAAATCTTATTAGTTGAAAATCAGTATTATTTGATTCTCTACATTTAATTATAAAAAAAATATCTAAAAAATTATGTTCTGATATTGATTTAAATATAATAAAATTATCATTAATTAAATTTAATTTTTCATCTGGTATATTTAATTCTTTTTTTAATCTTGGTTCAATATCGTTAAAATATTTAATATATTTTTTAATCATTTCATTCATATTAATTGAATCTATAATACAGACATAAAAATTATCAGTTTTATAATATTTATCATAAAATTTCATAATATCTTCTTTTGTAATATCTTTTAAACTTTCTAAATTACCAGTTCCAAATTTAGCATATTTTGAATTTTGATTTTTAATAAATTTTCTAAATAGATCATCAATAATCCAATTATCTGATAATATATTTTTTTTATGCTCTGAATCAATTATTTCCATTTCAGATTTTATATATTTCATATCTAATATTGGTTTTCTAAAGAACCATGATAATATATCAATTCCTTTTTCTAAGAAAATAGAATCTAATTCTATAAAATAGCATGTATTATAATGTGCGGTATAAGCATTATTAATTCCTCCACATTTTTCTAAATATGCTGAAAAATCTCTGCTATCTGGATATTTTTCACTGCCCATAAATAATAGATGTTCTAAAAAATGAGCACATCCAGCAAATTCATCATCATAATGTCCAGCATTAACACCAACACAACAAGCAGATTTATTAATTTTAGGATCTGATATTAGAATAACCTTTATTCCATTTTTAAGAATAATACCCTTAATATTTCTTTTATCATTTATAGCTAATTTTATATTAATATTAAAATCATCAATCTTTATATTTTTATTCATCATATAATATACTTTATAAAAATTTTTAGATAAAAATAATCAGTTATAAAATTTTTAATAATTATCACAGTTAAAATTTTATCAATAATTATCACAGTTAAAATTTTATCAATAATTATAAATAGCAATACCAATAATAAAAATGATTGAAAATTATATAATTGATACTGAAAATACAATATTTAGTGAAAATATTTTAGATCATGAAAAATTTATAAATAATAAAGAGATATATGATATTTATAATAATAAAATAGATGAACCATTACATAAATTCTGGTTTATTTTAGATACAACAAAATTTTTAAATAGTTATTATGAATATAATATATTAACATTTGTAATTAATAATAAAAATAATAAAATGAAAAAAACAATTGATTATATAGAAAAAATAGCAGAAACTATAAAAAAAAAATATATTACTTATCTTATAGAAGAGAAAATAATTTATGATAATGTTGATATAGAATTACCTATAAAACAATATGATAATTATCCTTCAATTATTAAATTATATAATAAAAAAAAATCAATACATAATGAAAATAATCAAAAAGAAGAAATAACTACTTTATGTTCTGGTAATAAATATCTACTTTTATTTGAAATTAATTATTTTAAAATTATAAAATCTAATAATAATTTTACAATTAAATTTTTTTTTAATATTCTTAAAATTCAAACACAAAAATTGTTTAATATTGATGATTATTCTCTTAATAAAAATATTATTCAAATACCATTACCACCACCTCCTCCTCCACCATTTATACCAAATAATTATAAAATTATTAATGATAAAATTATTAATGATAAAATTATTAATGATAAAATAAGAATAATTATATCAGAAGAAGAATTATTAAGTAAAAGAAATGAATTAAGATCAATTAAACAAGAAATTAATAAAATAGATAAAAAGAGTGATGAGGATGATTCAATAGAAAATTTTACAAAAGATTTAATAATACAAAAAAATCTTTTAAAACAAGTTAAAAAGAAAAAATTAAAAAAAACAAAAAAATCTAACATTAAATTAGAAAAAGAAAAAGAACTAGAAAAAGAATTAGAATTAGAACTAGAAAAAGAATTAGAATTTAGATTATAAATAAGTATTTAGCAAACAATATTTTTTAATTGATTAAATATACAAATTAATTGTATAAGTTCATCAGCACCATCATTAATTTTTTTTTCAATATTACTAAATTCAAACAATAAGTTAGCTTTTTTTTTATCTTCTAATTCATGATTATTAATAACATAATCTATAACTTTAAGTAAAATAGAATTAAAAACATAACCTTTAGAAACGATTTCATTAGTAATATCCATAATACATTCAATATTATTTTTTTCTTTAATTTTATGAATATAAGTTAAAAGAGTTTCATCATTAATAAAATTACATATTTTATAAATATCATTTTTAGTAAATAAAATATTATCATTAGTAGCATAATATTTTAAGTTTTGTAACAAAATAATACTTTTACGAAAGTCTCCATTAGATATATTTGCTATACTAAACAATCCATCATCACTAATAGATATTTTTTCTACAATAGAAATTTGTTTAAGTTTATTATAAATACTATCTTTTTTAATAGGTTTAAATCTAATTTTAACACATCTGCTAGTTATAGGTTCAATAATTTGATTAATATAGTTACAAATAAAACAGAATCTAGTTATATTAGAAGTTTCTTCCATAACTTTTCTAAGAGCAGCTTGTGCTTCTTTTGTCATAGCATCAGCTTCATCTAAAATAATAATTTTATAAGGAGGACAAATATAATTAGGATCACTTGTTCCAATAGCAGTTTTAGCAAAATTAATTATTTTATATCTAACAACATTAATTCCTCTTTCATCTGAAGCATTTAATTCTTTAACTCTTTCATTAACACGATTAGGACCAAATAATTCATTACATAATGCTAAAATAGAACTAGTTTTACCAGTTCCTGGACTACCATATAATAATAAATGTGGCATCTCTCCTGTTTTTAATGTATTTAATAAAATACTAATACCTTCATCTTGAGATATAATATTTTTTAATTTTCGTGGTCTATATTTTTCAATCCATGGTATTTCATTATCTAAATACTTATACATAATATATAATATTTTAATATATAGTTAATATATCAATATTTTTAAATATAAAGATATTTTTTATATAAAAAATTAAAATTATAAAATTAATATTGATTCGTTTTTTAATAAATAAAAAAACAAATTACTATTATAAATAATAATGAGTCAAGCCTTTACAAGAATTTTAGATAATCAATCAAATAAATTATTAGCAAATATAGCTTCTGTTGATTTAACTAATTCAATACCAGTACAACCTATGCCTTCACAAGTACAAGTTATGCCTTCACAAGTACAAGTTATGCCTTCACAAGTACAAGTCATGCCTTCATTAGCAGACGAAGTAATACCTGAATGTAAATTAATTAAATTATTTGGATATGAATTTACAGTTTATACATTAATTTTTATTATAATATTATTAGTTTGTGTAGGATATTTTCTTTATAAATATTTTTTTACACAAACAGATGTTGTCATATATAAAAAAAACTTTAAAAAAGATTTAAAAAAAAATAAATTAAAGAATAAAGAAGAATTCAGTAATAGTTCTGATATTTCTAATATGTTAGATTCTTCTGATAATTCATCATCTGCACAAACTTTAGACAAGTAAAAAATAATTATCTTAAATTTCTATTAAAATAAAATTTATTTATATCAATTGGTTTGGTATAAGTATAATATTCTTTTGTATATATTTTTGTAGATTCATAATAATCTGGATTAAAATTTGGTTTTTTAGTATATTTATTATAATATTCCTCAAACAATTCATTTATATTATCGATATATTCTTCATCCACATCAAGTTCTAATAATCTCTTTTTTAATTCCATTAATTTAGGTTTTTTCCAAATTGGTTTTTCATTAATTATAGTATTATTAGTATATTTATTATCAAAATTATTTTTCATATAATATTCTTTAATTAAATTAAATTTATCTAATTCATCATCTTCAATATATTCTGTTATATTTTTATTTAATATATATTCTTTCAAAAGTTCATATGAATTTTCATATTTTTTTTTTAAATTAAAACTACCATAATCAGTTCCTAATAATACAGAAAAATTTACTAAATCTTCTTCATTAAATATAATATTATAATCAATTTCTAATCTTAACTTTGATTCAATAGTTGTAATTAATTTATATAATTCAATCATTTTAAATTTTTGATTATAGGTTTTTCTCATAATTCTTGGAGCACCAAATATTAACATATCACTATCATCTGAAATAATTCCAAAAATATATTTATTTTTATTTGATATATAAGAACATAATGGATCAGCTTCTCCTTCAGCCCTAATACATGGAATACCTAATAATTCTAATATTTCCATCCAATCCACTATAAAATAATCTTTTAATATTATTGACTTTTTATATATTTTATGATATACACTATTATCTTCTAATGATAATCTTCTTAAATCTTCTTCATTTTCTTCTTCAATATTAATATTATCTTCTAAAGTAAGTTGTTCAGGTGGTGTTCCAAAAATTAATTTATCATGTATATTTGAATCACTATTATCATCTGAAGTATAATCATCATTTAAATCTTTTACAGAATTACGAATTTCTCTTAATTTTCTAAGATTAATTTTTAAATTCTGTCTCCTTTCTTCTATTTTTTTTTTCTTTATTTCTGGAGATCTTCCATCAAATATAAATATTGGTATAATCATGTTTCGTAAATAATATATTAATGAATTTAATAAACCATGAATATGACTTATATTTAATCCATTAGCACTTATAACTTCTTTATTTTTTGTTCGCATGTAAATTAATTGAGTATATATATGTTGTATCCCATCTATTATACATGATTTTTTTTTTATATCTCCAATATTTATTATTTCATAAACATCTGAAAAATTATTATTTATAAATTTATATAATCCTTCTACTCCCATAAAAATATATTATTATACAATATATTTATATATAAATATAAAAATTTAGATTTAGTTTTTTTAGTTATTAAATTTTTATTTATTAAAATAATTATTTATTTCTGTAATACTATTTTTACAAACAATTCTTATTTTTTTTGAGATACATTTTTTTTCTTCATATATTAAAATATTTTCCTCTAAAAATTTTTGTAAATTTATAAATATATCATTATTATCACTGTTTCCTGATGAATTTTGTGGTAATATAACTGATATTAAACATGTTAACTGTTGAATTGCTTTTTCAACTCTACTAAAATATTCTTGCTCTTCGTCTTCTTTATATTTTATTAATTTTTCTAAATCATTAATAATACTTACTAATATTTTTTTTTCAATTAATTTTATATTAAATAATGTTCCAACTAATATCATAGATTTTTCACTTCTCTCTTTTGACCACAATTCATCTTCATATTTTAAACTATCAACATAATCTTTTTTAACCGCTGTTAATAATAATCTTCTAAAATATATTTTTTCATTATCAGCAGTTAAAAAATATGTTGATTGTAGCTCATTACATAGAGCTGCTACAACTGGTCTAATCTGTTCACTGTCTCTTTTAATTTTATAAATACATTGTGAAACTAATTCAGATAATTCATCATTATTTTGAAATACTATCTCTCTTATTGATGATATAATTTTAGTTAGATTTTGAGCATGTAATTTATTCAAAGCTTGAGTAATTTTAGATTTAGTTGTATCTTCTTTAATCACATTTTTAAATACATAAGTTGAATTCCCTTTAGCGGCATTTTGATTTAAAACATTATTAAATGTAAAATTATTAAAAAAGGATACAACTTCAGTATTCATTGAAGTATCCGATTTTATTTTATCTAATAATAATTCATGATTATATACTTTATATTCCATTATTATATATATATATAAATATCTTTAAATAAAAATATCAACTTTTAGATTCATATATAATATTTCCATCATAATATACTCGTAAAACATTATTAGACCATAATTCATATCTTATTTGAGAACAAAAATCTGGTAAAAAATATTCTTTATTTGGTTGAAAATATTTCAATAATGCCATTACTATTGTATCATGACTACACAAAAATGAAAATTTTATATTATCATTTTCTAATATATTAAGAATTTTTTTAATTAAATTTTTTACTAATAATCTTGATAAACTAATCGTATATAATTTATTATAATACATATTTGTAATTATATTTAGGATTGTATCATATTTTTTCGTCCAATTTTTTGGTAATGGATATTTATGAACTTTATAAATTGATAATACACTATGTATTCTAAAGTAATCATGATTATTTTTTATTTTATAACCAAATATATTATATATTTTCTCATTAAATTTTTCTAAAAACTCTTCCTCTAAATCTAATTCAACCTTTTTTTCTGATTCTAAATATTCTTCCAATACATCCTCTTCCAATGAAAGCTCGTCTAACACATTTGTTTCATATTCTAAATCTAAATACAATAAAAAATATTTAGTTGTTGTTTTAGTTCTCTCAAAATCACTAGAACCTATATATATACTATCACTATCTAAATTAAAATTAAAATAAGATTTATATCCATTAAAAAACTCTTCTCCTGCCAATCCACTATAAATTTTACCAATATCTGTTAAAACCGCAGCATGAACTTGATTATCATAATCTAATTTATTTCTCCAATAGGAATTATCCAATTTTGGTAAAAATAGTAATGGTTCTCTTGGTCCATGTCTTGCTACACAAACTAATTTTCTAATATAACATAATTTATGATTAAACAAATTATTCTTTTTTCTAATTAGCAAATGGCAGTGTTCTATATTTTTTATAGTTTTAATTACAACAGGATTTTGAAAAATAATATAATCATGTATATCTTTATTTATAATATTATTGGTTAATAACAGGTTTTCTATATATTCATTTGTATATCTACGATCAAAACACCAAATAACATAACTTTGTAAATTACAAGGTCCTTCATAAGGATATTTATTTTTATTTAGATATATATTTTCATCTAATTGATAAATACTGTTTCTTATTAAACTTTGTTTTAATTGTTCTAGCTTAACACTTTCAGAATTATTATTTAATAATTTACTTAATGTATAAAGAACTTCAGAATAGTAATTTTTTTGGATAGATATTATTTCTACATTATGAGAAATATATGTTGGATCAGTTATGTGTGGAAAGTTAATTATCATAGTCTTGTAATAATTAAAATATTTGTTAAAAGAAGATATAAATTGAACCATAATAATTATAATCTATAATTATTATTTCTATATAATAAAAAAATTATTTACCTTTTTTACTAAGTTTTCCAGTAATATTTTTAAGATTTTCTTTCTCAGTAAAATATTTAGTTTTGCTTTCACTCAAATTAGCCTCTACTTTTCTAAAAACATAATATCTATTTAAAAATGAATATTCATAACATTTTGTGTTAATTTCACTTGGTGTATAATATTTATATACATCATTGAAGAATTTTCTTGCTTGTGTAGCATCTATTTTACTTGATATTTCCAAATATTCTCTATTATTATTAAATATATTTTCAAAACTATCAGATTCAACTAACATTAAATTACATTTTTCTTTTAATACTTTTATTATAAATTCAGGATATACTAAATATTCTGTATTATATACTCCCTCTTCAGATAACCATCCCATATGTACGTCTATAGCCATTCCTAAATTACTTTTATCATTATCATCATATTTTTTAATTATGTCAAATAATAATTTTTTTTCACCATTTTCATTGTAATATACAGCATGATTTGTTTTATCTTTTAATAGTTCTTTAATCTTGTTTCCATCAAAACACTCAAATACAAAATATCCTCCATCTCTTAAATACATATTTATATTAGTACATACATTTTCAAAACTATTTTCATCTATTAAATAATAATGAAAAGCAAAACCACAATTAAATCTATCAAATAATACTCTTTTATCATCAAAAGTAAAAAATCTATCATAAATATTTTTAGCATCATTATTTAATCTACCAAAAAGTTTAATCTGTTCTTCATATTGTAAAAGATTACAAGGGGTACCAGCAACAAAATACATAGGTGGATAATTTGGTTTTTTTGATCTTAAAAATTTATATCTACTTAATGCTCCATCAGAAGAATTTAAAAGAGTCTCTATATCAGGATCAATACCAACAACTAATTCAGCTGTAACATAATAGAATTTTTGTAAATCACCACCTCTACCGCATGATAAATCTAATATTTTATATCCTGTCTTTTTACCAACATAAAAAGGATTCATATACATGTAAATTAAATTTGATTTAACATAATTATGAAATTTACCCATATCCTCAACTAATTTTGATTTTTTTTGATAATATACATTCTGTGTATTTTCTCTTTTAATAATTGAGAAATCAATTTTGCTTCTAATTTTTTTTATAGTTTTATCATACAATTCATCATTTGATAATTCTACAAAATCTTCTATCAATACAGGATTATTTATACTTCGCCAAATTAATAGAGCTGTTTCAGCATAATTACCATATCTTCTCTGAAATTTTTGAACTGATTCTGTCTTATCATAACGAGTTTTAATAGGAATCCAACGAAATTTATCATTCATGTCGTCCGTTAAATGATATATGAATTCAACAACTGTCTTATCAAAAATTTGCTTTCCATCAGTAGTACGAGCAATACCATCTTCTCCTAAATAAATATATGCTTGATTAACACCTTCTACTGTATTGAATAAAATAGGTTTTTCAACTCCTCTTATTGTTTGACCTACGTATAAGTTACAAATTTGATATGGCTTATTTTTTATAACATCTTTAATGGAATTATCATAAATTGTTAATATTTTTCCTGTAATTTTATCCTTTTCAAATTCTATGTAAAAATCAACTGAATTTTTAGAAGGTGGTTTCCATTTGTAATCAATTAATTTAGTTTTTTCGTTTTCTACTATATATTTCTGTTCTAATGGTTGATAAATTAAACCATCCAATAAATAAGGACACTTAATTGATCTATCATTCGTAAAACTCTTCCATAAAAAACTGGAATAAGCAAATATTTCATTATCATTAACACCATTCGGTTCAATAAAATATTTTCTTCTTACAATCATAGAAGGATTTTTGCTATTTTTAATTTCATTATCAATGTCATCATAAAACTTTATTAAATTATCATGATGATATTTAATCATTTCATTTCTTTTTGTAAAATCAAGTTTTTTATTATCCCTTAAATATTTATGCTCATACTTTAATTTATTAATATGATTTATAATATCATCTGCATATTCTAATCTTTTCATCATATTTGCTTCTTCTCTGATATTATTATTACAATGAATTATACAATCAAAACACATGAATAAATATTTATTATATTTTTGTATAAAGATTAATTCACCATCTATTATACTATTGTTAAACTTTTTATCAACTTTCAAACCCGTATCCTTAACTATTAAGTTTGTTGTTAATAAATAACATCTTTCATCAATTATTATTAAAAAATGTCTATCTCCATCTGCTTTGTCTGTTACAGTATATTTATTTGGTAATTTATCAGCGATATGTTGAACTTCAAGATTTACAGGTTGTCTACCATATAAATTTGGTTTCTTTTCATCTATACCCAAAATATTCCTATATTTAGACAAAACATTATTACTCATAGATCTTGTAATTATATAGTTTGATTGTTGAATTACTTTAATAGTAAATTCAGAAACAGAAAATAAATTGTTTATAAAAGTTGATTTATCATTAATATAACATTCTACCTCAATTTCATAATTAGGTGGTATTTTTTCTAATAAATTAATTTCATGTGAAGTTCTTACATTTGTTAAATCAATCGCAAATACATTTTTATCTTTTGTTATATAATATGTAGTTCTTTCTTTTAATCGATAGAAAATATCATAATCATTTTGATCGTAGAATTTATTAATTTTTTTTAATTTTTTCATTTCTTCTGAACTAATTTTCTCTTCGTTATCCATTTTAATTTTCATGTAAATATCATCTAGTTCTATATATTCACCATAATTTTTAATTTTTTTCATTATTTTAATTTTATTATTAATCTCATCACCTGATTCTACATAACCTACAAGAATACTAAAAACTAAATGATTTTTTCTCATATGAAGCATTCCAAGATATTCATTAATTTTTTCTAAATCATTTATAGATACACGATAATTAATAGATTTACCAGTTTTTTCAAATTCTTTTAATCTCATAATTATATCTAATGAAATTTCAGATTTTTTTTTATATTTCTCTTCATTCTTTTCAGTTATAATTGATAATACACTATTTAACTGATTAAATTTATCTAAAGTTAAAATATTATTACCAATATTTTTAGAACCAAAAAAGCTAACTTCAAATTCATTAACCTTATTATCATATTTTTTAACAAGATTATCTATTTTTGTAGTCTCTTCTTTAGACAATAAATCTATTATATTAATCATTATTAGTTATATATATACTACATATTATATATTAATTTAATTAAAATTTCATTTTTTTGATAGAATAAAAATTGATTAAATATTTAAATTATAGTATATATATATATAATAAATGACAAATATATTTGAAGAATATGTACCAATTGTATATAAGTTAGAAAATAATAACAAAAAAAGAATATTAGATACTACTAATGATATATTATTTTCAAATAATATAGCCTATCCTGAATTAAATCTAGGTTTTCATCATTATATTCATCAAACTAAAGATGTTGTTGGCGAAAAAATTAATTTATTTGAAAATAGAAAAAAAGTTTACTTGGTGACATCTTTATTTGAAAAAAATATTGATTCTAAAAAGAATACAGAAGATAATTCAATTAATACTGCCCTAAAAACATTTATTCAAAGTAGTATTATAAAAAAAAATGATTATGTTAATATTCTTAGTAGAGCTTTTTTAAAATTATGGGAAATGATTATATTATTTGATCTAATTCCTGAAAAAGAAAATTTTGTTTCTTCTCATCTTGCTGAAGGTCCTGGTTCTTTTATTCAAGCTACTATATTATTCAGAGATTTACAGGAAAATTTTAAAAAGATTAAATCATCTAAAAATGATAAATATTATGCTATTTCTCTTCATTCTGATAATAAACATTTATTGATCGAAAAAGAATTTATTAATTATTATGGTAAAGAAAAACCAAGACGATTACATATTTTTGAAACAGTATCTAAAGATGAAGTTAAAAGAGGTGGTGGAAATCTTTCTGATGGTGATTTAACTTTATTAAGAACAATTAATATGTTTGCTGGTGGTGTTTCATCAGAAATAAAAGGATTTTCAGAAGATTCTGATTTAGTAACAGCAGATGGAGGGTTTCAATGGGAAAAGGAGAACTTACAAGAACAAGAAGCGTATAAATTAATATTTTCACAAATTGTTACAGCATTAAAATTAAATAAAAAAGGTGGAAATTTTGTATTAAAGATTTTTGATACTTATACTACTATAACTTTAAAATACTTAGAATTACTTAAAAGTCTATACAAAGAAGTTTATATTACTAAACCATTCACTAGTAGAATCTCAAATTCAGAAAAATATGTAGTTTGTAAGAATTTAATTAATAAAGTATCTTCTACTGATATTAAAAAATTAGAAGAAATGATTACTATAATTAATAAAAATGATAATTATAATATGATTAAAGTATTTACTGATTATGATATTGATGATAAATCTCTGCAATTATACAGAAAAATTAATATTGAATTGTTTAATAAACAATACGTTGGTATGAATAATATTCTTACTTTTGTTAATCTTGATAATTATAATGGTGTAGAATATCATAATTATCTTGATAAACAAATTGCTGCTTCTATCTTCTGGAATAATACTTTCCTTGACCCTAAAAATTATAATAATATTCATAAATATCTCTCTATTCATAATAAAGAACAAAAATTAGAAGAAAAACAAGAACAAGAATTAGAACCAGAAACTAAAAAATCAAGTAAGAAACAGAGTAGAACCAAGGCTGTAAAAAAATCAAAAGAAAAATCAATTGATTATAAGCAACAAATTATAGATAATTTAAGTTAATATTTTTTTTTTATTATTTACCATATATATAAATATATTATAAAGATGAATAGTATCAATTATTATAAAAAATATATAAAATATAAAAATAAATATTTAGAAATAAAAAATAATTTATTAGGAGCAGGTCAAAATGGAATAATTGAATTTAGATTAAAAGATGGAGAAAAAGAAATTCCTATAGAAATAGAAGAAGATTTTATAACTTCTTTAGAAAAAAATTTAAATGATAATAAATCTGTTTTTATAATATTAAAAAAAGAAGATCGTTCAGAACAAAGATTTTCCATACAAAAAATGTTAGGTAAAGGTGGAAATGGTATAGTTTTTTTACTTGATGGTGATAAGATTATTAAATTTCCGTTAAATTTAAAAAAATCAATAAAAAAAGAAGGTCAAGATGAAAAATTAAAGATACCTGTAGGTAGTAAAGCCTTGTTTCAAGGTGATAGTAATATAAGTTTTGTAATTTATAATTATTTAGGAGAAAATCTTAAGAATACTTTATTTTTAAATTCTTTTCAACAAAATGAAGAAAAGAAATTATCACTATTATTTAATTTATACAAACAATTATTTGACCAAATATATGCACTAAATACAAATAATCAGTTTCATAATGATGTTAAAATAGAAAATTGTGTAATTTTGGGTGATAATTTATCCTTAATAGATTTTGGATTAGTTAAAGATTTTTCATACCTAGGAACGTATACTGCTGTATGTATGAAAGGTTGTGTAAACTGGTTAAAGGGAAGATTTAGTAAAGATTTACAAGATATAAAATTAGATGATTGTATTATTGAATATTTATTAGTAAATTGTGTTAACACTGATATAATAGGATTTTTTAATTTTATAATAGATTGTTTATTAAAAAATTATAAAATAAAAAAAACATCTTATAGTTTATTAAATAATATTTTACAATTAAAAGGTGAATATTGTTTTAATGATATAATTAAATTATTGTGTTTTTTTAGTATTGTATCATATGATAAAAAACCATATAATATACTTGTAAAAAATCAATTGTGTAAATTTTTTATACAAGGAATTCAGGAAAAATTATTTATACATGCTACATGTGATTCACCATATATTAGATTAAAAGATAATCTTAAAGGTATAAATTGTTATGTTTGCTATCTTTATATAAATTTAGATTTTAAAACACAAGACCAATTCCTTTTTTTATTAACTTTGGTAAAAATGTGTTTTAATTTAACTTTTAATTTAGAAAAATTCAAAAAAAATTATCATATTATTCTAAATAAAAATCTTTTATTACAACCAAACTAATATTCATTGATCTCAACAATCTTACTTTCATTTTCTTTTGCTTTGATTTTAGCTTCTCTTTCTTTAACCAATTTATCTGAATTTAATACACCATCAACATATTTAGAATTTAATTCATCAACAATTGTATCGTTTGCTTGTTGAAAAGAAAGCTGTCCTGTTTGAACTTTACCAAATTTTTCTAACATACTTAGTAGAGGTCTAATATCATGTCCTTGAACTATTATACGACAAATTCTTTGATAATTGTCATAAAAATATTTATTTGTAGATTCAATAATCTGCATCATTTGTTTTTTATCAGTATCAAAAACTTTTTTGTATTTTAAACAAGTGCCCATAACATTAATAATGTGATCGGATATACTTAAAATGCTTTCTTGGTTTAATTCTGGCATATAATATTATATATATAATAATATATTTAACCTGTTTTCAAAAAAAATTATATTTAATCTAAATTTATTAAATAATTACTATTAATTTTTGATATATTTTTAATTTTATATTTGGATGATATATTTGGTGTAGAACATAATATAATATTTAATTTACCAACATGTTTAATTCTTTTAATAGGATTATTAACACAATTTAATATTGATAATTCATTCATTTCATCAATATCATCAATTAAATTATTTGCTATAAAAATTTCCTTTAATTTATTAAATTTACCAACTGTTTTAATATTGTTATTTATACATTCCATATATTCAACATGCTCTAATGTATCTAATTTATCTAATTTATTATCATTTATTAATAATATCCTTACTTTAGGCACTCTTATATTAGTTATGTTGTTAGAACAAGCATTCAATTTCTGAATACTAGTGGATACAATAGAGGTTATATTATTGTATTCACAATTTAATTCAATAATATTATGATCTTCAAAAGCTCCACATATCTCATTTCTTGATATATTGAAATATATTATATTTTTATAATTATCCAAATTTATAGTTTTTGTTAATTTATTACTTGATAAATCTAAATATTCTATCTTTTTTAATATAAAAATTATTTTTTCTAACTTTAGTAATTTACATAATAATTCATCATCTAATCCTAAATTTGATAAATCTAAATAATTGTAATTCTCTAATTCACAATCTTTTATCCTTAATTCTATTTTAGGCTTCTTTTTGTAATGACTATACATCTCTTTTATATTGTCAGTGTCAAAATCAGAATCTTCTGTTATGTCATCGTTGAACTTTAAATCATTTTTGTAAATTAATATCTTCTTCTCCATCTTTTAAATATTTTAATATTCTATTTATAATATATTAATCTATATTTATTTCAATTTACTTACTTATTATAAATTACTTATTTCAATTAACTTATTTTATTTATTTATAAAAATTATTATTAACCTATATATTTTTTAATATCATCCATTAATTCTGATTTTGTTTTATTTTTAGGTTTTCCTTCTTTAGTTGAACCAGCAAATATAGGAATATTAATCTTTAAACATAAGTTTTGTATATCCTCTAATTTAGTAGTACTTTTAAAAGAATTATGTATTTTAATTATTTCTTCTTTAGATATAATTTCAGTTTTATTAAAAACTGATTCATCTTCTATTTTATTATCTACTATTTCTTCTTTTTTCTTATCTACTTTATTAGTAATAAAAATATTCTTATCATTCTTCTTTTTCTTCTTATTATCTGAATTTAATTCCTTATTTTGTTTATTATCAACTGCTTCTGAAACATGCAATGTATAATCTTCTACTGTCTGAAATTCATCATAATAATCATTTTTATTTATTTTAGATTCTTCTAATTTAATATTTATTTTATTTTCTTGTGTTTCTTCATACTTTTGTAGATTTATATTTTGTTTTATTTCTTCTAATTTATCAAATTCTTCTTGTAAATGTTTTACAAAATTAGATGAATCTGTATAATATTTTGTATTAAAATTACAGACAGGTAAAAATTCATTTTCAATTCTATAAATAATAATGTATTTATTTGACAAATTATTATCTTTATAAATTTTAATTTTTGTATCATTAGAATAATTTAAAACAATTAAATTAATATTTATTATATTAATTACATTTTCATATAATTTATCATCAAAATTATTAAATTTAATCTTTTTTTCTAATTGTTCATTTAATGAATCTAAATATTTTTTTTTAATATTATTTGATTGATTAAAATAATCATTATTAAGCACCAATAATAAAGAATTTAAAAAATTATACCACATAGAATTATTATTTTCAATATTAAATGAAATAGGATAAACTAAAACTAATTCATTATATTTAAAATCCATTAATGTTGCTAATTCTATATAATTATATTGAATAAATACACCTTTTTCATTAATTGAATTATTACTCTTCAATTTATTAATTTCATTATTTATATCAATTTTTGATAAATTTATAAATTTATCATAGTAATTTGAATATGTAGTAGTTGAGTAACTAACAAGATTATCTAAATAAATATTTTTACTCATTTTTATAATATATATAATCTAATTAATTATAAATCAATTTTTTATTGTAATTAAAATTAATGAGTGTGTAATATTTTATAAAAAATTATAATATATTAATATATTATAATCATCATTATTATAATGAAAACAGAAATTTCTATTAAAACCGAACCTATCAATAATCAATTATCAGAAAATAATTGTATTAACGAAATTATAGATGAAATAATTATAGATACTAAAAATAAAGAATCAAAGTATGATTATTCAAAAAAATTACAATTAGTTAGAAAAATAAATAAAATAAAAAAAAAAGATTATTTACTAAACATTTTTAAAATAATCTTAAAGGATAATAAAGATTTTTCTGAAAATAATAATGGAGTTTTTATTTTCTTTCATAATTTATCTGATGAAACCTATGAAAAGTTAGAAATGTATATTAATTATATTTTTAAATTACATCATAAAAATTCTAATTCTGAATTATCTGATTCTATAAAAAATTCAGATATTATTAGTTCAATCGCTTTAAATAATTTTGGTGAACATAAAAAAGAAATACATATTACTGGCAATCTTTCTAATAAAGAAAAATCAATACTTAGAAGAAAGAAGTATGAAGAATATATAACCTGTAATCAAAATCAATAATTTATTACACTAATTTACAAAAAAATTGATTTATATATATATTACTTTATAAATATATAAAAATGGTTTTCATTTATAAAAAAAAGTTTCCAGTTGTTGATGAGATAGTTATCGCTAAAATTGATAACATAAATGAATTAGGAATTAATGTAAGTTTAATACAATATGATAATCTTAAAGGATATATATCATATTCAGAAGTATCTAGAAAAAAAAAGTTTAATGTAAATAAAATTTTAATCGTTGGTAAAGAAACACATTTAATAGTTATAAATGTAGATCCTGATAAAGGTTTTGTAGATTTATCAAAAAGAACTATTAATGATGAAGAAATAGCTCTTTTTGATGAAAAATATAAGATATATATAAAACTATACAATATGTTCCGTAATTTCTTTAAAAAATATTTTGATTATAAAGGAGGATATAATGAGAAAGAATTAGAAGAATTTTTAAAAAATACTTTATGGAAGTTTCAAGAAGATATAGAAGATAGTGAAATTTTAGATACTATTACTAATTCAGATAATAATATAGAATTAATAAATAAAAGTCTAAATTTAGATTTAGTAAAGTTAAAAAATATAGTTGATGATTATATAAAAACTAATATATTTATTGTTAAACCATCAAAAGAAATTATTTTTACATTATATAGTGTTGATGAAGAAGGTTATTTTGATATAAAATATACTTTAGATTACAAAAATTTTTATTTTTACAAAAATGTTGTTGATGATTATTCAATAAGTATTTTATATGAAACTAATTCTGATTATAAAATAATTATTAAACAAAATGATTATGTTATTAAAAATCAAGATTATGATATAGAAAAAGTAGAAGTAGATATTTTAGATGAAATTTTAAAAAGATCTACTGAAAAAAATATGCTATTTACTATAAGTAAATAACTGCCTTAAATATATTTATAAAAATAATATATTTATAAAAAACAAATTAATAAATTTTTGTAATTTTACCAAATAAACATATTTTATTATTCTTTAGAATAACAATATTATCATTTACTTCTCCAGCAAATTGTAATTTACTTTCAAAAGTAAGTGTTTTACTATGTTTATTCAAGTTAATTAATTCAGCAGTTCTTTTTAAAGAATATAACATTACAGAAACATTTTCGTTTTCTTTAATATCAATATTATCATATATTTCATAACGTACATCTGCTTTAACAAAAGTTTTTACGGTTTCATCATCATCTTTAATAATAATATTACCTACTAATCTATCTTCTTTTGATAAAAGTGGGTCAATTGATAATCCAATACCAATTAATCCACCAGGATATGCTTCAGTTAATTCTATTTCATCTGTTTTTAAAGATAAAACTCTACCTTTTAAAGGAATAATTTTATTATTTTTTGTAATTCCTGGTAATAATTTAATTTTATCTCCTATTTTAATCATTCCTGATCTAATTGTTCCACCAATAACAGCACAATTAATATCTTCTACTGGTATGCTCTTTTTATTAACATCAAAACTTCTAATAACTGTTCCTTTTAATGGTGAATTAATTTTATTTATAAGGTCCTCATTAATTGGATATGGTATTTTTTCAACTAAAAATTGTAATAAATAATTTATATTGTGTTCGTATTGTGCGCTAATTGGTATAATGTTTTTAATTTCATATTTGTTCTTTATAGTTCTAAATTGTTCTAAAGCTTTTTCTTTTGTCACCAAATCTATCTTATTTTGTAGTATAACCGTTTTATCAATCATATCTAAAAATTTAATAGTTTTGTAATGTTCATTTACATATTCATCACCCCTATTTTCTAATTCATTATCTGTTGAAACTAATAATAAACAATAATCCATTGTGCTAGCACCGCTTAATGCAGTAGCTTGTAGATCATTGTGGCCTGGGGAATCAATAAATGATATGTTTAATTTTAATTCTGTATCTTCTTCACACTGATTACACTTTAAATTATTGATCTGATAACAAAAAGGTTCAGGGCATTTTATACATTTCATAATTTTAGCATTTGTATAACCAAGCTTGATAGTCATATTATTTTCAGCCTCTTTCTTAAACCTCATTAAAGATTTTTTGGTTAAACATTTGATTATTGATGTTTTACCATTAGCTACACTACCTTGAGTAGATATAATAACTAATGGTTGTTTATTCAAGTCTATATTATGTTCCATTATATATATATTAGTATTCTTATGTATATAAATTCATTTTTTTAATCTATTCATTTTCTTAATATATTCATTTTCTAAATATGTTTATATATATTTATTCTGCTCTATTTTCTATTAAATCAATAAAATCATTTAGTCCTACCTTTACACTTGTAATAACAGGTATTTTTAATTTATTAGCAAGTCTTAAAATATTATCATATGGTATAGAACAAACAATTAATTTACAATATTTTTTTAATGAAATTTTTTTATTAAATAAAATTTCATGGGAATTCAGAAATTGTGCGCTTTTTAATATTGTATTCTTATTCATTATATTTTCAATATTATTTTTTAAATTTTTTAAGTTAGGCATTCTTTGTAAATTACCTTTTCCTTTAGCATAAATATTTTGTTTAGTATTTTTTATGAAAGCATCATTAAAATTATTCAAAAATCCACCAATATTAGTCGCATAAAATGGATAATCTTTCAAGATTTTTTTATCTAAAATTATAGCACAATCAAACCAATGTGGTAATTGTATATTTTCATTTGGTAAATTACGATATAATATTTGTGTAAAAATCTGATTTACTGATTGAGATGGATCAAGCATACCTTTATTTTTATTATTTGTATTGGCTTCTATATACTTTGAATCTAATATATCTTCTAAATTTTTAACAGTTGTTCCGTGAATAATATATTCATTCATCATATTTATATATATATTAACAAAAATTTTAATAACTAAATTTTTAATATATTAATTTTTACATTCATCATCATTTACAGGTTCATAAGATACAAATTGTTTATCAATCATTCTTAAAATTTGTTTTCCATTTTCTAGTTCAAATCTATAACAATGTATATTTTCTTCTACACCTAAAAATTTTATATTTTTATTTGTTAAATATTTTTTATTTCCATCTATACTTGCTAAATAAGTGCTATATTCATTATAAAAATTTAATAATTTCATAATACTATAATTATATTATTATAATAATACTTTTTTATGCTCATATAAAAACAAGATTATTCTAAACCTATATCTTTTAATTCTTCTTTTGTAAAATCTTGAATTAATTTATCTACTGTAAATCCTGCAATTTTTAAATCATAAACAGTAAAACCTTCTTTTTTTAAATTATAAACACTAGAATCTAATTCTTTAAATTGAGATGCTGTATAACCAGCAGTTTTTAATTCTGTTATTGTATATCCTGCTATTTTATAGGCGTCATATAACGATACTCCCGCAACTTTTAATTGAGATGCTGTAAATCCTGCTGTTTTTAATTGAGATGCTGTAAAAGCTGCTTCTTTTAATTCAGATGCTGAATAACCTGCTTCTTTTAATTGAGAAGCTGAATAACCTGCTTCTTTTAATTCAGATGCTGTAAAAACAGTAGATAATTGAGATGCTGTAAAACCTGCTGTTTTTAATTGAGATGCTGTAAATTCTGCTTCTTTTAATAGAGAAGCAGTAAAACCAGCTTCTTTTAATTCAGCAGCTGAATAACCTGCTAATTTTAATTCAGATGCTGTAAAAACAGTAGGTAATTCAGATGCTGTAAAATGTAAATTTCTTAATTCTACAGCATTAAAACCTTTTGTGTGTAGAAAAACTGCATTATAACTAGATTTTAATGTTGTATAATCTACGTTATCTTCTTCAATAATTTTTAAAAAATTTTTTTTATAGAGTTTATCATTTTTAAGACCATTAATTTTAATTAAAATTTTTTTTTCTTTTGTAGGAAGCTGATTTTGTTGTGTATTATACTGCTTTTGTTGTGTATTATACTGCTTTTGTTGTGTATTATTGTCGTTGTTACCACCACCACTTTTTTGTATATATTTTATTTTATATTTTTGGTATTTTTCGTAATAATTCATTATATATAATGTAAATATATAAAATAAATTAATTTATATTATATTTATTTAACGGTTCTTTCAGCTCTACATTTATTACATTTAAGTATATCAAGTTTAGTAATATTATCCCTTACAATATCAGTTCTAATAGAAGAGCAACAATTACATTGAATAAAAGTTTTAATATATTTTTTAAAGACGCTCATAATCATATTAGAGTTATATTTACCTTTAATAAGTAATTCATTATTACCATTAATGGATGAAATATTTGACAATTCTTTTTCAATAAATGATTTAACACTATTAATATCTCTTGATAATTCAACACAATTTTTAGTAAAATTAGTCCAAACAGTTCTTCTAATTTTAGAATCATAATTAATTTTTGGTTTTGTTATTTTAGGTTCATCTAATTGATTAGAAAATATTTTATCATTTTCAAATTCTTGAAAAATATTATCAAGTAAAAAATTATAAAATTCATTTGGTTCTAAAGAACTTAACTTATTCATATTTTTATTATAATTGTATATATTTAAGTATATATATAAATATAAATTCATTTTTTTTATAATTTAAAATATATTACAATTAATATATAATAATGGTTAAAAAATATTATAATAAAGATAAAAAATATGAAGAAGATGATGATATAAATGAATATGAAAAAGAACTAGAAGAAGATGAAGAAGAAACAGATAAAGAATATGATGATGAAGAAAAAGATAAAGAATATGATGATGAAGAAAGAGAAGATATAAAAGATATAGCTAAAAATATGGATATAAAAGAACAAGACACGTATGGTTATCCGAAAGTAGATGATCCACATTTACAATTAAAGTTATATAAGAAGCGTGAATTTTATTATTATAAATTACAGGAAAGACCAGAATTAACAAATTATAAAGATATAGAGGAATATAGAAAAAAGATATGTAAACCTCCAGTAGGAAGTTTATTAGAGCATCAATCATTATTAAGCAATTTTATAAATCCTGATACACCTTATAAGGGATTATTATTATTTCATGGAACTGGAACAGGTAAATGTAAGAGAGGTATTGATTTAGAGTATATTAATGGTAATTTAATAAAAGCGAGTGAAGTGTGGAATAAATACAGCACAGATATTATAATAGATGATGAAGGAGGTGAATGGTCATTACCTTCAGAAAAATTAATTGTTAATAGTTACGATGGTTATAAGATAATATGTAAGCCAATTAATAAATTATACAGAGAACATATTAAATCACATATAAGAGAAATAGAATTTGAGAATGGTGCCAAGATAGGAATAACGTACGCGCACAAGTTATTAAAAAATAATGGTGTTAAAAATAGTTGGGATAATAATTTAAGAGTTGGAGAAAGTGTATGTATTCCAAAGAAAATAATTAGAGATGATAATGGCAGTAGAATATATAATTTCAGGTTAGAAGATTGTTACAAAGAAGGTTATAATTTTGATAAGAATATAAATAATATGGTACTACATTATCATATTTTAGGAATAAAATGGTTTTTATATGGAATTATAGAAAAGAAAGCCTATATAAATACAACAGAGAGAGAAGTTGTAATAAATAATTTAAATTATATGACGGTTAAGAAATTAGAGATATTGTTTAGGATATTAGGTATAGTTATATCTTATAAGGAATATGGTTTTGAAAAAGATAACAAACATTATATAAAAATAAGAAATCCATATTTACAGATATTATTTACAAAAGATTGTGATTATAATAATGATAAAACGAGTACATATAAATTTAATTTGATAAAGAGAATAACCGAAACACAAGATAATGATTACAATGAAGAGATAGTAAATTTAAGGATAGTTAATATTAGAGAGATAGAATATGAAGGATATGTATATGATATGGAAGTTGATACATTACACAATTACACGAGTGAAGGTATATTATGTCATAATACATGTGCTGCCATAGCAATAGCTGAAAAATTCAAACCGTTAGTGCAGCGATATGGAACCAAGATACATATATTAGTACCTGGACCACATATAAAAGAGAATTGGAAAAATTCTTTAATTAGTTGTACAGGTAATGAATATACAAAACAAAATGAGAAAACATATTTAATGAATGATGAAGAAAAAGAGAAAAATAAAAAACAAGCATTAGCAAATGCGTTACAATACTACAAAATACCTACATATAAGAGTTTTTACAGAAAAGTATTAGGTGAGAAAATAATAGAAAAGAAGGTAATAGAAAATAATAAAATAAAGATATCATATAAAAAAACAGATGAAGGTTTATATGAAAGAGATATATCAATAGATAGATTAGTTAATTTAAATAATACATTATTAATAGTTGAAGAAGCGCATAATTTAACAGGTAATTATTGGGGAGAAGCAGTTAAAAAGATTATTGATAATTCAACAAATTTAAAAATATTATTATTAACAGCGACGCCTATGAAAAATACGGCAGATGAGATTATAGAATTATTAAATTTTTTAAGACCAAATAATTCACAAATACAACGAGATTTAATATTTACAAATGATAAAACACATTTAATGACAATAAAAGAGGGAGGTATAGAATATTTAAAGAAAATGGCGAGAGGATATGTAAGTCATTTAAGAGGTCAAGATCCGATAACCTTTGCGAAAAAAAAAGAGATAGGAAAGAAACCCAAAGGATTATTATTTACAAATATAGTTCAATGTAAGATGGATAAATTTCAGAAAGAAGTATATGAAGAAGCTTTAAAAGTAATTGACGATAGTTTAGATAGAAAATCTGGAGCTGTAGCAAATTTTGTATTTCCTGGTATTTCAGAAGATAAGAAAAAATTATCAGGTCTATATGGTAGAGAAGGTTTAAATACATTAAAGAATCAATTAAAAAATCATCATGAAAAAATAAATAGTTTAATAGCAAAGGAGATATTTGGGTTAGATAAATACAAAGAAGATTATATTAATATAAATGAACAAACAAAAAATATTACAGGAGCCATATTAAAAAAGGAAAATTTAAGTAAATTTTCTACAAAATTTCACAGAGCATTATGTGATATATATGAAAATATATTTTATAGTGATGAAAATAAAGAATCAAGAACATCATTTGTTTATTCAAATTTGGTTAAAATTGGAATTGAATTATATCAAGAAATATTAATAGTAAATGGATGGTTAGAATACGATGAAAAAAAGAATTATCAAATAAAAGATAATACTATTTGTTATTTTTGTGGACATACTCATTCTGATCATAATAATTTTTTATCAAAACATAAAAATATACCAGAACATGAATTTGAACCAGCTACATTTATAGTAATAAAAGGTCAATCAAACGAGGAAGTAGCAGAAATTATACCAGAAAATAAAATTAAAATATTAGATAATGTTTTTAGTAATATTGAAAATAAGAATGGTAAAATAATTAAAATAGTTTTAGGTTCCAAAGTTATGAACGAAGGTATATCATTAAGAAATGTAAAAACAGTGCATTTATTAGATGTATATTTTAATTTTGGTAGAGTTGATCAAGTAGTAGCAAGAGCGATTAGATGGTGTTCGCATTATGATTTAATGAATAAAGATAATCCATATCCAGAAGTTAAATTATTTAAATATGCGATAACATTAGAAAATAATGAATTATCTACAGAAGAAAATTTATATTACAAGGCTGAATTAAAATATTTATTAATTAAGAAAGTGGAGAGAGGATTAAAAGAGGTTGCGATAGATTGTCCTTTATTTAGGGAGGGAAATGTGTTTAAAGATGAGATTAAAGATTTTGATAAATGTAAAGTTCCAAATAAAGATTTATTAAATATAGAAATAAAAGAAAACAACCAGAAAGATTATAATTTATGTCCAAGTAAATGTGATTTTACCAATTGTGATTATAAATGTGATGATAAATTATTAATTACAAAGTACTATGATCCGAACAGAGGTATATTTAAAAAACTGGATAAGGGTTATTTAGATTATTCAACATTTACATCTAAACTAGCAAGAGGAGAGATTAATTATGCGAAAAAGAAGATATTAGAACTATACATGACAGGATATGTATATAATTTAGATACGATAGTAGATTATGTCAGAGAATCTTATGATAATAATAAAAAAGAATTATTTGATAATTTTTTTGTTGAAAAAGCATTAGATGAATTAATACCAATATCTGAAAATGATTTTAATAATTATAAGGATATAATATTTGACAAGATAAGTAGACCAGGATATTTAATATATTTAGATGGATACTATATATTTCAGCCATTTGATGAGAATGAAAATGTATCAATGTTTTATAGAACACATAATGAATTTAATTTATTATCAAAATTGAGTTTATATAATTACATAAATAATGAAAAGAAGAATTTAAAGAAAGATATAATATTTAATAATGATATTGAAAATAAAGAAAAAATTTATAATTTTGATGAGGTAATGGATTATTACGATAATAGAGATGAATTTAAATATGTTGGGATAATTGATCGGGAAATAAATAGAGGAAAAACAAAATTATATGATAAAATTGATGATATTTTTAAATTAAGAGAGAAAAGGGAAAAAATATTAGAGAAAAAAAGAGGTACAGGAATACCATCAATTAAAGGTGCTGTATGTGCTACATCAAAACAAAAAGAATATTTAGAAGATGTAGCAAAATTATTAGGTTTAAAATTAACTTCAAATGATACAACTAGAGATAGTATATGTAAAAAAATAAAAGAAAAATTAATAGAAAATGAGAAATATGCGAAAGGAAAGAATAAAATAACATATATAATGATACCATCAAATCATGAAAGTTTAAAATTTCCATTAAATATTGAAGATAGAAATATTTATTTACAAAATAAAATTAATCAAATTTTATCTGCTTCAATAAAATTTAATGTTAAAGAAAATAAGAATAGTATAAATTTATCTTTTACATCAGATAAAATATCTAATGAAGATATAAATAAAATAAAAAAATTAGGATTTGAAACAAAAGATAATAAAAAATGGAATATTTTAATAGATTAAAAATATAAATTATTTATTTACTAACTTTATTATTATTTGATTCTAAGAAATCATTAATAAGTTCATATAAAACATTTATAATTTTTAATTTATTAATATGATATGGTCTAATATTTTCAATACATTCATTATATGACATTACTTTTATATTACCAATTTCTCTATTAGATGAATCAATATTATTAATTTTATCAGTATTAAGAATAGCTAAAAAATAATTATGTAAATAATTAATACCATTTGTTCCAACTAAATTTTCTTTAATTTTAGAACAACTTTCAAATAGATTATACATATTTTCTTTTATATTTGTTTCTTCTTCAAATTCTCTAATAGCACATATTATATCAGATTCATATAATTCTCTTCTACCTTTTGGAAATCCCCATTCATTATATAAATATTTAGGTTTTAAATTATTAATAATATTACTTTTATTTAACTTTAATTCATAAAATTTTTGTCTGGAATTAATATATTCTTTATAATGATTCTTATTTTTAATATTATTAATATCCCATAGATCATTCCATAAAATATCAAAATCTTTTGTTAAAATATCATTAATTTCATTTTCAGTCATCTGCTCAAAAATATAATTTATATTTTGATTATTTGTTTCATCGTATCTTCCCCTTATAAATTCTAAATATCCTAAAGAATTTTTTCTTTGTATCATAAGAAATTTAATATTAGTATTTTCATTATATAAATTTTTATATTCAAAATTTGTATTTTTTTTTAATCTTAATGATGGATATAGATTTAAACTTATATATTTTTCTAAATTATCAAAGTTTTCAATATCAAAATTATTAATATATATACCTATTATACCATTAGAAATAATAGGTTCTAAACAGTTTTTATAAACATGTCCCTTTTTATTACAATTTGTACAGTAAAAATTTTTTTTTATATTAATTGTTTTTTCATAATTATTATTATAATTCATATTCTATAATTATATAATATATATATATTTATATATCTTAAATTAATCAATAATGTTAATCAAATAATATTAAATTATTTTTTTGATCTTTATTTATATTAATTTCATCTTCATTATATAATTTTATTTCATCGGGTGTTGCTAATTCTTGCATATAACCTATTGAAAGTATAGACGTATCATAATTTCCAAAAGTTGAAGATAAAATTAATATTTTAACAAACATATTAGGTGCTAGACTTACAGCACCTTTCTTAATTATAATATTTCTATCTGCATCAGAGTAAAATTGTTCTTTATTTATTTTATCTTGTGTTATAATTACTTTAATCGGACCATTAATCGCACTAATTAAGGCTTTATTCATTCTATCAATTTTACATATGATATATTTATTTTTTGGTGGAAAACATAATCTGCAACTAAATTTAACAATAACCTTAGCACTACAAGTTGGATCTTCCGCTTCAATTATTCCTTCAGATATTTCCTCTAATTTATAAATATTTGTAATGAATCCATAATTTAAGTAACATTTACCAATTAATTTATTACTTAAATTACTTTTTAAATGTAAATAAAGTTTATTATCCATTTGATTAGGATTCAACATAATATTACTGATTAATGTTGTATTAATATAAGGACTTTGAGGAGTTTTATCTGAAAGATTATTATTGGTCATTTATATATAATATATATATAATATATATTAAAATCAATTTTTAGAAATTATTAATATATAATTAATATAAATAAAGTAATGAATTTAAATTTTAACAATATTATAGAAAGTAATAATAAATATAATATAGAAATATTTCAATATGTAAAAGCAGAACAATGGGATTTATTATTAGAATTTATATTAAAAAATAATATTGATTACAGTATTAGAGATAAATCAAATATATATTTATTGGAATATGCTATAAATTTTAATAAAATTGAAATAATTAAAGCTTTATTAAAAAAAGATATTAGAATTGATATTTTAGATGAAAATAATAGATCATTATTATATATAATAATTAAATTTTCTTACATTGATATTTTAAAATTATTCATAGAAAAAAATAAAGAAACAATCAGTTTAAATATTTTTGAAATTAAAGATAAAGAAGGAAATATCGCATTATTTTATGCAATAAAATTTAATAATAAAGAAATAGTAAAATTAATATTAGAAAATAGCAATAATTTTTTAATTAAAAATTATGCAGGTGAAAATGCTTTACATCTATCAATTATAAATAATAATTTAGAAATTTATAATATAATCATAAAATATATAAATAATATTAATATAAAAACAAATAATGGTGAAACTCCATTACATTTAGCAATTTCTTATAAAAGTTATGAAATATTAAAAAATATATTAGATTTTAAAAAAGAATTAAATTTTAATATTAGAGAAAATTTATATCAATATACTCCTTTACATTATCTAGTAAAAAATGAAATTGATATACAGTTAATAAAAATTTTAGAAAATGTAATACATAATTTTAATGGTAATTTACAAGATATAAATGGTAATATATTTGTTCATTATTTTTTTAATAATATTAATAATAATTTTAAAAAAATAGATGTTAAGATGATTAAAGATGTATATAATATTTTATTTAAAATTAAATTTAATTATGATTTATTTAATATTGATGGTGACACATGTTTACATATAATATTAAAAAATATAGAAATTTATATAGAAAATTTTACAAATATATTAAATGACTTTATTATTAATACAAATTTAAATTTACAAAATTCTGATGGAAATAGTTGTTTTTTTTTATTAGTTAAAAATTATAAATGGATAGATTTAAAAAATTTATTAAAAAAAAAAAAAATAGATATTTTTTTAATTGATAAAAATAATAAGTTAATGTTTGATTATATATCTAGTAATGATAAAGAATTATTTTTAGATATGATTACTGAAAGTTATTTATATGAATTAAAAATCAAAGGTGATACTATAAAATGGATTGATTATTGGGATAATCGATGTAAGAATAATAATATATCATATAATGAATTAAATGATACAGAAAAAGAATTATTAGTTAATTTAAAAATAAATAAAAAAGATAAATTATGTTATGAAATTATAAGAAAAAAACTTATTGATTTTATAGAAGTATTTAAAAAATATAAAAAGGTTAAAAATGAATATTCATATCCTATAACAACTATATATCCAAAATTAATTAAGGATTATAAAAATACAAATTTAACAACTTTTAAAGGTTCAACTCTAGATATATTATGTGGTCTTTTATATTTAAATAAAAAATATTCAACATTAGCATTTTCATCATTAAAGTTAATAAATGATAATATAATTGATTGTAAAAATAATTTTTGTGAAGTTGTTGGTATAGAAATTATATGGATTAATAATAATTTAAAATTTCCTAATTCTAAATTAAATGATTTACGAAGCCTATTAACTATAAATAAACAACAAAAAAATTATAGATTTTTTATTATACCCTTAGGTATAGAAATAGGTATTGATAATAATTTATTTGGACATGCTAATTATATTATAATTGATTTTGAATTATTAATTATTGAAAGATTTGAGCCCCATGGTTCTGAATCACCATATGGATTAAATTATAATTCAACATTATTAGATAATATTTTAGAAACTAAATTTAATTCATTTAATTTAGATTTAAAATATTATCCTCCATACACATATTTACCAAAAATTGGTTTTCAAATGATGGAAATTAAAGAGAAGAAAAATGATTATATAGGTGATCCCAATGGATTTTGTGCTTTATGGTGTATTTGGTGGATTGATATTAAACTTGGTAATCCAAATATAAATAGTAAGATTTTACAAGAACTACTTTTTAAAGAAATTATTAATAATTACATGTCTTTTAAAAAAATTATTAGAGATTACAGTATATATATAATTGAAATTAGAGATAAATTACTATCTAAAATAGATAGTAATATAAATTTTTGGATTAATGATAAATTAACTAGTGAACAGATTTTATTATTAAACAAAATAATTTTAATTGATATAAATAATATAATAAATTAAAATCTTTTTTTATAGAAAAAATAAATAAAATACAATATTATTAAAATAATTAATGTAATTATTATATATTTTATTTCATTATTTTCATTCTTATTAAAAATTTCATTAATTATTTCATTAATATTTTTAGTTTCTTTATTTTGATCTATGGAAATATTATTTCTTACTTCTAATAACCAATTTAAAAATGTTTCTTTATTTTTTAAAATATTATCAATATTGTCTATTTTATTTATACTATCTCTTAAATGATAACCACATTTTTTACATGGTAATATATATGGTAATGCAGTTATAAATTGCTTATATTTATCTTTTAATGTAGGATCATATGTAAGAGCTATACTATTTAAAAAAATCCAACCACATTTTCCCCAATATTTTGGATCTATTGTTGTGATATCTTTATATTCATCCATTTTCTAATATATTAATTTTATATATTTATTTTTTTTTATTAAATCTATCAAAATTATATTTATTTATCCTAATGTATAATTATCTACATTTATAGTAGCATAATCATTATTTTTAATATTTACAATTCCACTACCATAACAAATATTTTTACCTTTTATAGATATCCATTTTTTAACTATAATATCAATAAAAATACTATTCTTATATCCAATAGTTATAAAGGTTACATAATCATATTTTTTTTTATTTGTATTATATTTTTTATAAAATTTAGAAGATGCTATTAATCCTCTAAAAGTACATTTTAATTTTTTATTTTCATTTATATTAACAAACATATTTTCATCTATAAACTCTTTACCTATCCAATATCCATATTTGTAAAAATGTTTTATATTATCTAATTCTTTTTCTCCTTTTATTTTTAATCCATTATTTATTCCTTCTCTAATATGTACCCAGTCTCTATACATTGAATTACAATTCTTAATTGTGCTTTTCCAAAATTCTTTAGGATTATTTGCTTTTTGATATGCTAATGCCCATACTAAATAAGCATATGATAAAGCATGTGATTTACAGAAACTATATTTTTTTAAATTTGTTAATTTATACGATATATCATTAATATCTAGTTCAGGATGTTTTGCACACAAATCAAATTCAAAATCATTTATACCTTCTTTGTTATTCTTAGCATATAATCTTCTTATACTATCTGCTTTATTTTCATCACATCCTGTTAAATTCATTATATAATATATAGCATCATCATCAAATATTATATTACTATCTATTTTATCTTCAATATATATATCATCATTATCTATATCTTCTTTTTGATCTTCTAAACTATAATTATCTTCAGTTTTAGCACCAGGTCTTATAATAGCAAGACATTTAGCAATATCTTGTACTGTAGAAGGTTTATATAGTGTAAGAACTTTTCTCATAGCTGGACTTTCTGCAAAAGTTATTCCAAAATTATTTCCACTATGAAGTAACTGAATTGTTTTTTTATTATTAAAATCATAATTTAGAAGAGGTTTATTATCAATATCAAATAATTGTGTTAATCCTCTATTAGCTAGAATATCAATTTTAAAATAACCTTTATTATCAACTTCATTTTTATTCCATTTTATTTGTCTATCGTTTAGTAACTCTTTACTTATTAGATTTTCATCATTATAAAATATAATACCACCACAATGTAATGAGAAATTTTTAAGTGTTCCTTTTAACTGTTTAATCTTACTTTCTAATTCTTTCTTTTTATCTGGATCTTTGAAATAATTAATATTACATTTATCTTTTGACACTTTACCTTCAACTCCCATTAATTTTAATGCTTTTCTAATTGCACCCTTAGTTCCATAAGTAACATGATTACTAATACGAACTACATTATTCCATTTATTAAATATTTTTTCAAAAACATATTTTCTTTGATTATGTGGAAAATCCATATCAATATCAGGCATGGAACTTCTATATTCATTAAGAAATCTTGAAAAAGCAATTTTTTCTTTTATAGGATCAATATCTGTAATACCAAGTAAATAACAAATAAGTGAAGAACCAGAAGATCCTCTAATAATATGAGGAATATTATTACACAGATCTAATATTTCACAAATTCTTAGTATATAATCAATAAAATTTTTTTCAATTATAAGTTTTAATTCTCGATTAATTCTTTCATTATATTCATTATTATTTGGATATTTTCTAATAAATTTATTTTTAATAATATCAAAATTATCCATATTTATATATTTAATTTTAATAAATAAAAAAATCAATTTTTAATAAGTTTGATTATATCATTAGATAATTTAATTTCTAAAGACTTTGACATATTTAACTTTTCATTTATATCAGCAATAGAGATATAATCTTCAATAAGTTCAAAATGATGTTCTCCATTTTTATTTAATTTGACATACAATAGTATCTTTTTCCTTTTAATTGAAAATCTATCATTATAAATTTTATCTAAAATACTATTATATTTAGTATGTTCAATTAAGTAATTATTAATGATTGATAATATTTTTTCATTAAGTTCAAAAATAAAACTATTTTTTGTATTAAGATAATTTAATTTTGATATTGATATATTACTAATTTTATCCCATTTTTTTAGATATATTAATTTTGTTTTAGTTTTTAGTTCATTATTTTTATATTTTAAATAATTAATATTAATTTTATTTAACATATTTAACCATATATATGTTTTTAATGGAATATTATTATCATTATACATAATTTTTCCATCATCAGCAATAAAATTGTTATCAATTGAAGTAATATAAATTTCATTATCTTTAGAGTTATCTGTAATATTTTTAGTTATTTTAAGAACATTATTGTTATAATGACTAGAATGACTAATTTTTTCTATTTTTTCTACAACATAATCAAAACCAATTGTAAACATTGAGTTATTATTATGTTCTAAATATTTTAAACTTCTAATAATACTCATTAGTGGAGTTATCATAATTTTATTTCCTAAAATGACATTATTAACGATACCAACTAATTCATTATTGTAATTTATAACACGCGAACCTTTACGTGGTATATTAGAATGGCAAAATGTAATTAGATATGGAAGTTCATGAAAAGTAAAATATTTGTGTTTATAAATATAATCAGATGATATTGTTGTGTCTATATTAGATTGAGTTATTGAGTTATCTAGAAAGGAAATAGTAATTTTTTGATCATTATATAATGTATTAATTAATCTAGGTAAGTTAAAATTTGAAATATCAATATATTCAATACAAATATCTTGAAATTTAATAAATAATAATTGAGTATGTTCATCAAAAAAAGAATCATATTTTTCTATAAAATCAATATTAAATTTTTTTATATTTAATAAATTAAGATGCTTATTTAAAATTATATTTCCATAAGTATTTTCATCAATAAAATATTTAATAAAAATTTTATTATTTTTATTTAAAAATAAATGTTCTAAGCCAAAAAGACTAGTTATTAAAAATTTTTTTCCATTATATATAATAGGTGTAAAATTTATAATTTTAACAGATGATTTTGTATCATCTGATTTATTTATTCTATTATCTATTTTTTCATAAATATTACATAAAAAATCATTATGTAAATTATCAACAATTCCTAACATAATAAATTATATATTTCTCATATATTGAATAATAATATCAATTTTTTTAACAATTTTATCATAATCTTTACTAAAATTATTTTTAATATCTTTTAAATTTAAGGAGATTTCATTTTTAATAATTTTTTTTTTCTCATCTTTAACAATTTTATTTATAATTTTATATGGTATAAAAGTTAAAATATCAAGATTATTTTCATTATTATAACAATATAATAAATAATTTAATCTGTAATATATATTTACATTTGTATACTTTGTAATTTGATAAATTATATTTATATTTGGATTAAAATAATTTAAATAAAATTCTGTTCTTGGAATATTAATTACAATATTAGTAAAATAATATTTAACTGCAAAATAACACATTTTTTCAAAACTATTAAATACATTAATTTCAATATTTTTAGAAATATTTATATATTGTTTATCATATAATTTATTTGTTTTATCTGACTCATATTCATTAATAATTTCTATATCTTCTTTATTATAATCACTATAATTATATTTTCCTTTAATATTTTTATATCTTTCAAAAAGATTAAATCTATTTTTATAAATTTCTATTCTAATTTTTATTTTGTTATAATTAATATAAATATTAGTTAAATTTATAATATCATCATCCAAATAATTTTTTTTTTTCCCATAATTTTTAAAAATTTTTTTTGAAATAAATTCTATTTCATTATCTATAAATACCAATCTTTCTTTTATATTTTCAGATCTTTTATAAGATTTAATATCATACAAAAGTAATTCGTCTAATATTTTTTTTGGAAAAATATTTTTAATATTTATAATATCAGATTTAATATCATAAAATCTATTTTTTATTTGTGTTGATATTCTTAAACGAATACCTTCCATATAAATAATTAAAAAAATAATATAATCATAATTAAAATTTTCATAATTTTTTATTATATCAAGTATACATAATACACTTTCTATTTTTAAAAAATATCCTTCACCAATTATATCTTGAATTATTTTACCAATATTAGTAATTTTATTATTATTATCTAAAATATAATAGTCTTTTAAAATATTAATAATTAATTCTATTTTATTTATATAATCTTTTTTAACTATTATAGGATTTTTTTCTTTTAAAATAATATTTCCATCATCATCAAGTTTAATTATATTTTTTTTTTTTTCAATAATTTCAAGATTAATAAATTCTAAGTTTTTATTTCTTATTAAAATATTATCATCTGGATGTATAATAAAAAATTTACCTTTATCATCTAAAATATCCTTTACATCGAATCTAGAATCTTTATATGGATAAAATATATTTTCTTTCTTTAAAATTTTTTTTTTAAGGAATTTATTAACTAAAAAAGAATATGGATATATATAAATATTTTCTTTATCATCATCTAAAATTTTATATTCATATTGTTTTTTAATAGATTCAGGAAATAAATTAGTATCATTTTTATTATAAAACGAAGGATCATTATTTTCATTAAATTCTTTTTCTTTTTCAATTTTATTATTAATAAAATTTACGATATTTGATGTTATATCTTCAATACAAAATTTATACTGAACTTTTTGTTTAAGTTCTTTAAAGTCTTTGGGAGATGATAAATACGTATAATAAACAGTACCAGGTTTAACTCTTCCAACACGCCCTTTTCTTTGTAATCTATTAGGATCAGCAATATTTTCTGTTATTAGTTTAGTATTTCTAATATTATAATCATAATAATTAGTTTTTTGTTTACCATCATCTATTACAAAACCTAAACTATCTATAGTAACAGATGCTTCAGCAATATTTGTAGCAACTATAACAAATTGAGTATAAGTCCCAGATTCAACTAATTCATCATTTCTAAATTTATCAATAATATCTTTATTTTTAGGAAATCTAAAAAAATTATCTCTAATATTTTTATCATGAATTTCTTCCACATTATCTTTTATTCTTGATTCTAAATCTTTAAAAAAAGGTATAGCATAAACATGTCTTGGAGAATTTTCATTAATTAATTTAACCATATCTAAAATTTCATTGGTACCAGCTTTAAATAATAGTATATCATCTTTATTAGATATTTTAAATATTTCTTTTAATATATTAATTTCATCAATATTTTTTTTGAATTTTTCTGTAATCGTAAAATTTGTGCCTGTATATGGGGCACCAATATTAATTCTACGATCAATTAAATTACTATCTAATCTTTTAGATTCATCCTCTATTATAAACTTATCAAATTCATTAAATTTTAACGGATATTTTAAATTATCATTAATATTATAAAAATATTTTCTATATAAAGGTTCATCATAATCAATAGTAGCGCTAACTATACCTAAAGTTATTTGATTATTAAAATATAAATTATTTCTAGCAATTGTTAAAATTAAATCTATATAGTTATTGTGTTCATGTGCTTCATCAATTAAAACTATATCGAATAAATTTTTATAATTTTTTTGATCTACATCAACTTTAAATAAATATTTATCTTTAACTTGTTGATATAAAGAACCATCTGTTACAAATACTAATTTAGGATGATAATAATCATCTACTGTATTTTCTTTAGAATGTTGAAATTGTATATAAGTTATATTATTTTTTTTTATTTTTTTTTTTTTTTTTTTTTTTTCTTTATTTGTTTCTAAATCAATCTCTTTTATATCCTGATATCTATAACCTAAACTATCAGATATACGTTTCGTATTTTTAACTACAGGTCCTATACGAGGAGCTGTACATATAAGTTTACAATTATTATTATAATTTAATATTTTTAATGCATATAGTAAAATAAATGGTATAACTGTTGATTTACCTGCACCTGTAACTGCTGTTATAATCATAAATCTTTGATTAATAAAATGATGATAGATTTGTATTTGTGCTACCCAATCTCCTCCAAAATTATCATACCAAAAACTATTTTTTATATTTTCACAACTATCAGGAATATTTTTATATTGAGTATTTGATAAAAAATTAAAAGAATCTTCATAATCTTTTATTTTTAATCTATCTTTAATATACTTAACGTATTGATTTTTATCTTTATTTTTATTAGGTAATTCATATTTATTTGTTAATTCAGGATTATATTTAAATTCAGTTAAAATACCATTATAAATTAGTGTTATAATTATAATTCTTGGTATTAAATTACTATTATATATAACTTCCCTAATAATTTCCATTAACTCAGTAATGGTATATTCTTTTAAAAAAGGGATTCTACCTAAATTATTTGGTATATTAAACCAACTTGTTTTTATATCTTTATCATTTAATCTTTCAATAAATTCTTGTCTAAAATTATTATGTATTTCATCCCATGTATTTCCACCCTTATCATATTTATGAACATCATTATCAACTAGATTAAAATGAATTAATGATTTAAAATAATTATATAAAAGTTTTAATGAAAAAAAATCATATAGTTTGACATATTTTTTGGATGATGATATTAAAAATGTTTTAAAAAATTTTTGATATTCATTTTTTTCAATTACCCTTAAATTATCTAAACAAATAGATCCATACCATGTATATCTAAATTGATGAAGACTAGAATATATATATTCATAAATATCAGCATATTCTATGTTAGAAGAAAGTTCTTTTATATATAATTTAATATCATCACTTTCAAATTTATAATTTTCTTCAATTTCATCAATAACTTCATTTTCATTATCTTTATTATTTTTTTTAAAAAATAATTTACATCTTCTGGATATTTTTATTTTATCTATATTATAAATATTTAATCTTATATAAAATAGTAGAAGATTAGTTATACTATTATTATTTTTTTCATTTGATATAGTATTTTTCCAAATATTTATTAATTTTTCTTGTCTATTTAAAGATAACTTATAAAAAATTCTATTATCATCTAATTTAAACTTTTTTTTTAAATCATAATTTTCAATTAATATATTTTTTAAATCTAATAATTCACAAATGTGAATTATTGAAGGATATATTTTTTCATTTTCATAATAATCATATATCATCCATTTTATACGATATATGTCATGATAAAGAAAATTAGCAATAGTTCCATACAAAGTATCATAACCAATATATAAATCATTTTTGTTATAATCAAATTTTTTTTCTATAAATATATTTTCTAAATTTATGTAAGGTTTAATACTAGTTAAATCATCACTAGTTTTATAAGGAAAAATATTTAACCAATTTGGTAGTAATTTATGTTTTACTTTGTTAATAGTATTAATAATTTTCTGTGTATTATTATAAAAATATTTTTTATAATTATCTAAATTATAATCTAAAGTTTCATGATCTAAATAATATGTTGATTTAAAAAAATTTTGTTTATATATTTTATCATTAGGATTAGGATCTTTAAAAATATCATCAAGAGATTTTATTTTTAAAGATATTTCTTTATTAGAAAAATCAAAATAAGGTAAAAGTAAAATAATAAATCCTAATATATCTTGTGAATTATTTAATTTCATTTGTTTAACAAAAATTTCTTCATTTCTGTAAAATATTGTATCTAATAAAACTTTAAATATTTCATTTAAACTATTAATAATTAAATTTTTATGTTCATTCACAAGATTTGGAAATGTTATATCGATTAGTGTTTTATTATGATCATTTAATATTAAACTCATATTATAAGAATACTTATTATATAAATAATAACTAAAATAAAAAATTTTTTTTTTCTATTAACTAATATTTATCATTAATCAATTATTTTTTTTAATTCATCTATATTTTTAATATTTTCAAGCTTTACTTTAATTAGATTATCATTTTTAATAATTAAAAGTGAAGGTATATCTTTAATATTAATTTCTATATTTTCAGAAGTTAATTTAGATAAATTATATTTTTTATTATCATCAGTTAATTCTATAATATCGAAATTAATATTATCATTATTTGTCTTAATTTCTTCTATCCATTTTGAATATTTTGAATTTTTATTTTTATCCTTAAAATATAATACATTTTGTTTTTTTTCTCCGATATGTTGAGGAAATAATAAAGCTATTTTTTTAAATTCAAAATCAATATTATTAACTACATTTGAAACATTTTCAATTATTGATGTAAATGTTGATAAATCATATAACTCATCTTTACTACCTCCTTTTTGTAATTTAATATTTTTATTAATATTCTTTTTAAAATCATTTTCTAATAATAATAATTCACCATGATTTTTTCTAATATTTATATAATTATTTGTTAATTTTTCAATTTTATTTTTGATATCTTTAGAATTTATATTTTCTAAAATTTCAGTGCATATTAAATCAAAATCTGTAGATTTTTTTAAAATATTCTCAATATTATTTGATAAATTAAATATAGTTGAATCCATTTATGTATATATATATATTATTTATATATTATATTTTATCTTTAATTTATCTTTAATTTATCTTTAATCTATAACATATAATATATATATATATATATAAATGGATTCAGAAAAATTTTTTTTTGATAAAATTTTTAATTTTAATTATAATATTGAAGTAGATGAAACAATTTATTATGATGAAGAATGTATAAGCAAGTGTTATCCAAAAGATGAATTATTTTATTCAAAAGTATCTAATTATCCACATATTAAAACAGAAAATTATTGTTTAACTTTACCTTATGGTTTTAATAATATAGATAGATTGAAAAAATGTACTCCAAATAATTTTGTTGATAATATTGATGAAAATGATAATCTTTTAAATATTCTAATAAATAATTCATATTCTTTTTTAAATAATATATATAATTTAAAAACTTACGAAGATGTATTAATTTTTTTAGAAACAACTATAAAAGAATTACCTATTATTACTCAAAAAAGAATTTTAAATTGCATTTATTGTGCTTATATTACTTACTCTGAATTCCCTAATAAAAAATATATTTTTAAACTTAAAAATGTATTAAATTTAATTTATAATATTAAAATTCATTCTAATAAAATTTATAATAAAATTATTAAGTTAAAAAATAATAATAAATATAAAGAAAATAAAGATATTTTTCAATATCTTTATACTAAATTTTATAATGAATAATTTATAAAATTTATTTTTTATCTTTATATATTTTATTATATAATATGACTACATTAAATTATGGTTTAAACTATTTAAGAAATACATCTATTAATTTACCTGTAATACAACCATATACTCATATTTATTCTGATAATTTTTTTAATTCACCAACAAATTTAGATCATTCTAGATTATCTCCTTTTTTTATGACTAATTATAATTATTCTAAATTTGTTATAGGCCATTATCCAGATTTAGATAAAGATCCTCAAGTTCATAATACACTTAAAAAATATTATTTCTATAAATTATTAGATAAATGGATGTATGGTGATTTAAAATCATTATTAGCATATGTAACTATCGATAATGGTAAGGCTAGATTAATTAACTCAATTTCTGATTATCACCCTAATTCAATAAATAATTCTAAAGAAGATGATTTAACATTAAGAGTTAATTTTATTGAAAATTTAATTCCTAAAGATTTAGTTTTAAATGTTCTAGAAAGAATTGTTCATAAATATTCTATTCATTGGTATCATCTTAATAAAAATGAAGATATTGTAAAAAAAAAATTAGAAATCGCTGTTAAGGAATTTTTGGAAAATAAAATTAAAAAAACTAATAAATAAAAATTTTTTAGATAAATATTAATTTAAGATATAATATATATATATTATATAATGAATAAAAAGGATTCAAGAAGCCTAAATATAACAGATGAATATATCGGATATCATGAAAAATATGAAAAAGTTTATGGTAAAAATCGTTCTATAGTATTAATGCAGGTTGGTTCATTTCACGAAGCATATGCTACAGATAATAGAGGACCTAATTTATTTTCAATATCAGATATTTTAAATATAGTGTGTACAAGAAAAGATAAATCTCAAAATGAAATTAGTGAAAAAAATCCATATATGTTAGGTTTTCCATCAGTTTCGCTAAGTAAATTTTTAAAAATATTAATTGATTGTAAATATACTGTTATTATTATTGACCAAACTACACCACCACCAAATCCAATGCGTGAAGTAACAGGTGTATATTCACCATCAACATTTATTGAAAATACATCTATAGATAATAAATATTTAATGATAATTTATATTGAAATTAATCAATCAATTAATACAACAAGTAAAAATACAATAACTAAAAATAATATTTCTATTGGTATGAGCTGTATTGATGTTTCTACTGGCTTTATTAATTATTATGAAACTCACGGAACTGGACTAATCGATGAAAATGATGCTATTGAAGAATGTCAAAGATATTATCACTTCTTTAGACCTGTAGAATTAATTATTTATGAAATTAATAATAAAGAATTAGAAAATGATATTAATAATAAACAAACTGAAAATAAAATATTAAATAAATTAGATATTATACCAAATCAAACATTATTCTTTTATAAAAAAATAAATCCATCTTATACTAAATTATCCTACCAAAATATGATGTTTAAAAAAGTATATACTAATATTGATAATTTAATATCACCAATTGAAAATCTAGAATTAGAAAAATATCCTTATGCTATTATTTCACTAGTTATTGGTTTAGATTATATACATCAACATAATAATAATTTATTGAAAGAATTACATATACCACAGTATTTTAACAAACATAAATATATGATTTTAGGTAATAATGCTCAATATCAATTGAATATAGTTGATTATTATAATTATGAAATAATTAATACTAAATATCAATCATTAAATGATGTTATAAATAATTGTTGTACACCTATGGGTAAAAGAAAATTAAAAATGAGATTATGTTCTCCTTTTACTAATAGTTCTATAATCCAAAATTATTATGATATTACTGATAAAATATTAGTTAATAATATTGATAATAGTATTAGAGATAATTTAAAAGGTATATTAGATATTGAAAGATTATTACGAAAAATAGTTGTTAAATATATTCAACCATACGAATTACACCAGATTTATGAATCATTTGCTAATATTGTTAATTTAATAAATACATTACTAACATCTTGTTTAAAAGATGATTTATTAATAAAGATAGATAAAAAATCTATTAAATTATTTAATAACTGTATTAATTATATTGAGGAAAATTTTGATTTAGAAAAATTAAAAAGAAATAATTTAATTGAAATTAAGGAAAATATTTATAAAGTAGGTATTCATAAAGATATTGATAATTTAATTTATAAAATAGATCATAGTATTGGTTTTATGGAAAAATTAGCTAAAAAATTAGATACTTTTATTATTAATAATGATAAATCAGCAATTATGATTAAACATAATGATAGAGATGGATATTATTTATTAACTACTAAAACTAGAGGTATTAAATTAAAAGCAGAATTAAATAAATTACAAGTATTAGATTTAGATAATAATAATTCTGTTAAAATATCAGATCTTGTTTTTAAAGATCTTAATAATAATATTAAAATATCATATCCTGAACTTGATAATCATTCTGATGAATTAGAAAGTTTATATAGAGAACTTGATATACTAATTAAAGAAAAATTCTGTTCTGATATTAAAAAATGGTATGAGTTCTATTCTATTATTCTAAATAAAATTATTAATATAATTACAGAATACGATATTATTGCTAATAATGCTTTCATAGCTAAAAAATATCATTATACTAAACCTATAATCGTTCAACATAAAGAATCATTTATTGAAGCCAAAGAGTTAAGACATCCTATTATTGAAAGACTTATTGATTATGAATATACTCCACATGATATAATCTTAGATAATCAGTTATGTGGTAATTTAATTTATGGTGTTAATAGCTGTGGTAAAAGTTCTCTAATGAAAGCAGTAGGATTAAATTTAATTATGGCACAATGTGGTTTATATGTTCCTTCTGCTAAATTTCAATATAATATCTTTACATCACTCTATACTCGTATATCTGGTAATGATAACTTATTTAAAGGACAATCTTCTTTTATTGTTGAAATGAATGAATTAAAATGTATTTTAAAGAAAAGTAATGCTAATTCACTCATTATTGGTGATGAAATCTGTAGAGGAACTGAATATTTATCTGGTAATGCTCTAGTTGGTTCTACAATATTAAGATTAATTGAAAATAAATCTAAATTTTTATTTGCGACGCATCTTCATGATTTACCAAATTTAACAAAGATTAAAGAACAAAAAAGTATTAAATTTTTTCATTTATCTGTAGAAAGAAAAGGTGATGAATTATATTTTAATAGAAAAATTGAAGAAGGAACTGGAGAAGAAATTTATGGTATTACAATCGCTAAATATATTTTAGATGATCCTGTTTTTATTAATAGTGCTATAGAATTAAAAAATGAATTACTTGAAAAGAAAAATGTAAATTATAAATTGGTAAGTGATAAAAAGTCTTTATATAATAAAGAATTTTTTGTTGATAAATGTTATATGTGTGGAGAAGAAAATAGTAAATTAGAAACACATCATATTAATTTTCAAAAAGATTTTAAGAAAATAAACGGTTCTCTAATTAAAAATGATAAAATCCATATAATTAAAGATGATAAATCAAATTTAATTGTTTTATGTGAAAATTGTCATGATAATATTCATGCTAGTAATTTAAATTTTTCTAAAATTAAAACATCAAATGGAACTAAATTATCAACATAATTTAATAAAAGGTATTCAATTAAGATATAAACTTTTTATTTCATCAATATTAGTAAAAGTATTATTAAATCTAGATGTATCAAAATCATAATCAGTTTCTAATATTTTTTTTACTTCATCATTAATTCCTAATAATTCTAGATCGTAAGTAATAATAGGTAAAACAGAATGATTTATACTAGTTATTGGAAACTGTCCATTAACCACATAAGAAGATAATGATGTGTTTACATTATTAATAATTTGTTTAATTACTTCTTCTCTATTATTATTTATTTTGTATAAACCACTGTCTTGATCTAAAAAATATACATATAAATATTGATTAAAAATTTTTGGAGCTCTATAATTTCTAAAATCATTCAAAATTGGTGTGACTGATAATATATAACCAAAATTATCAAATTTTTCATCTTCATAACAATATCCTAATTCATATAATATTAATATTATTTTTATCATTTCTTTAATTATTATTTCATAATAATCACTCCACATTTTTGTTAATTCTTTCATAAAATCATCATATAATTTAAAAGATATATTTTGTATTATTTTTTTTATTTTTTCTAAGATTTTTTTACTTTGTTCATACTCTTTTGTTGTGTTTGTAATATTATGATTAAAGATATTATTATATGTTTTAGATTTAATAATTATATTAGTACGTGTGTTAATACTTTGACGATTTTTATTTAGATAATCAATATACATACAAAATATTTCAGGATCTAACAAAAAATCAAAGGTTAATTCATTATTATAAAATTGGTATAATGCTTTTGAATTATAGTTTGAATAAAAAATTTTACCTTCAAATATCTTAAATAAGTTATCTTTTTGTTCTTCATTTATTATTCCTTTTTTTAACATATTTCCAAGGATTATTTTAGGAAATATATTAAAAAATAAATTAGTAATATCACCATCTAATTTTTGCATTGTTGTGCAAACAATTTTATTTTCTATTTTTGTATTATCAATAATTTTTGGAAATAATTGAATTTTACTATTTATTGTATTGACATAAAATGCTTTTTTTCTAGTGGTGCCACATTTTAATAAATATTTTGGATAAATATTACTTATAAATATTCCAGAATTCTTTTGTCCACTATTTTCAATTTCTTGCCATTCTTCTAAATTTAATTTATAATTACCACCAGTTTGATTTTTTAATTTTAAATATTTATTTTTATATTTTAAATATTTTTTATAAAAAGACATTATATATATATATAATAATTTATTTTAGTAAATAAAAAAAATTATATTCTAAATGAAAAGATAATATCTAAATTTTTATAAAATCTAGCTGTTTTGTATTCATGATATTTATATTCTAAATTAGAATTATTTAAAATATTTTTTATTTTTGTTATATAATTTAAATAAAAAATACAAGTTTTATCTGCTAAAATTTTGGGTATAGAATTCTGCACTAATAATAAATTATCCACTAATTTAAAATCCCATTCATATGAATCTAAACTATATTCATTGTTTAATGGATTAATAAACTTGAAAAACTTTTTAATATCTGAAATATTATTATTTATTACTGTTTCTTTACTATTTAAAACATAATTTATTAAATTAATTTTAGCACTATATGCTGACATAATCTTATTATTCATATTTTTAATTAAATCTTCATCAGAAGCTATCATATTATTTAAAATATAATTAGGATCAATATTATTATTATATGTAATAAAATTATTCATTTTTATTGATTGAAGATTTACAAGTCTTTTAACTTTTTTATTTTTGTTTTGATTATCTATTTCTTCTGTATTATTTATTATTTCTTTATCCATTTTAAGTAATAAATATAATAATCTTTTTCTTAAATAATTATATTTATGACAGAAACTGAAAATAATGAATCTAATTTTTTTTTATATAATATAATTAATTTTGAAGAACCTCAACAAATATTTATTTATTTTGTATTATTAGTAATATTTTTATTTATATTTTCTAATATTGATTTTAATATTTCATTATTTATTGGATTAATATTTTTTTCTATTTTATTATATTATCTTTATACAAAAAGAAATAAAAATTTTATTGATTTTGAAAAAAAATTAGATACCAAATACGAAACATTTAAAAATAATAATATATTAGAAACTTCAAATAAAAATTTAAGAAATTATCCTGATATAGTTGATTTTATTTTTTATTTATCAACATTTAAAAATTATAATCCTAATGTTTTTCAAGATATTATAAATTTATTTAATAGATTTATTGAACTATATGATTCTGTTATCATTGATAAATCATTGGCAAGCACTATATTTAAAAATATGACTAATATAAAAGTTCAAATTATTAATAATATCGAATCTTTTTTATTTACAACAAATAATTTAGTTTTTACTAAACAAATTAATAAATTTAAAATAAAAGGAGAAAAATTATTAAATAAATATTTAGATAAAATTTTACTAATAAATAAAAAATATAATTATTATAATGGATATAATATAAATACAAATATTATAACTAAAAATAATATTTTAGAATATAATTTTTCAAATACAAATTATGATAATATAAGAGGTAAAAGTATGATTCTCTATACTAATTTTATTTAGTTATGATTAAAACTATTTAATTTTTTATCATATTAATTATATATATATAAAATTTTTTATGTCCCAAGAAGACCAAAAATACGAATTTATTAAGGGATCTGATTTTTATCCTAATTTTTACGATCAATCAATTACAAAAGAAGTTTATATAAGATTTTATCAAATTACTCTATTTAATGTAAAAAATAAAAGATTAATAAGATCTTTTTTAATAAAAGGTAAAACAAGTGAAGGAGCTTGTTTATATGATTACAAAATTATAGAATCTAATATTTATAATATTAGTGAAAGAAAATTAGATAAATTTATTAATTATATAATAAATGTATTACCAAGACAAAAACCAAATAATGATATTAAAATTAAATATAAATTTTATCCTGTTTATGATTTTATTAATACACCACCTCCAAACGGTAATGAAATTAATGAATGTGTTTCAGAATTACTAAATTAATTTATTATTTGTAGAATTAGAAAAATATAAAAGTAAATGTTAAATATATTAATCCTACAACAATAAATGTTAAACCAAAATAAAAAGGATCATCTACATTACTAAACATATATTTACTATTTAAATAATTATTATATAAATCAATCCAAGCTTTTTTAATATTAAAAAATAAATCTTTTAATGGTAATTGTGTTGGAGGTATTTTAATATTTTCTATACTATTTAAATCATTGGCATTAACTTTTTCATTTAATATTCTATCTTTAGTTTGTTCTTCAATATATACTTCAAAAGCTTTATTAAATTGTACAGGATCAAAATATTTACCTCTATTATTATACATATCTTTTAATAATTCATCTGATGTTGGAGATTTTCTTTCCATTATATATTTAAAATCTATAAAAAATATAATTTTTTTATATTAAATCTATTATTTTTTCATCAATTTTATAACTATGACTTTTAATTTTATGATAATAAAGAGCAGTTATTTTATATTTGTATTCTTTATTATAATATAAATAATCATTAAATCCTATATCTTTTTTACATTCATCACAATGATATGATTTTGTATTTATATTTATTAAACATGAATTATTTAAAAATATATCTAATTTATTTATATTGTAAAAATCCAATATTGATGATTTATCTATACAATTTTTTTCATCATATATAAATGTCTTTTCTTCATCTTTTAAACTTAAATTATTAAATGAATTACCTAAATTGTTATAAATATTATTCATTTTTTATTATTATTTAATTTATATTAATATTTAATAAAATTGAATTATTAAATATATATAGAAATATATATATATTATATTCTAATAAAAATGATTTATATGAGATGTCCTACATGTGGTTATATTCTTGGTAATAGACAAATTTTTTATGAATCTAGAATGGAAGAAATTGTTAATAATCCAAATACCGATGATGATGTTAAATTAGAGCTTAAAACTAAATTAGTTGAAAGTCTTAAATTAAAAAGATATTGTTGTAAAGTAAGAATTATGACTTTTAAACAGTTAACCGATATTATTAAATAAATAAAAGTTTTTATACTTATATACTTTTAATTTAAAATTAAAAAGATATTTATACTTAATAATGGATAATTATAAGAAAATATTAGATAAATATTCAAAATATATTATTGATAATAATATAAATAATTATGAAAAGATTGAAAAAATCATTAAATCAGATGAAAATTATGGCTCTTTAGATATTATGGAAGAAGATACACTTGTAGATGAATTAACAAAAAAAATAAAATTTAAAAAAACAAAAAAAAATATTACTATTAAAAATACATCAGTATCATCTACTTCAACAAATATAACTTCATCTTCACAAACTATTAATCCAATAAATCAACCAATTACAGATATGGAGTATAAAACAAGAGTTGATATATTTAATAAATTGAGACAGATTGTTTTACCAGAACAGCGTTCAAAGGAATGGTTTGAAATGAGAAATAATAAAATCACAGCATCAGATTGTGGAGCTGTATTAGGAGAGAATAAATATGAACCACAGTTTAATTTTATATTAAAGAAAGTATTTGGTTCTACATTTGAAACGAATGATAGTTGTTATCATGGTAAAAAATTTGAGAATGTGGTGACATTAATGTATGAATTTAATTATGATACAATTGTAGATGAATTTGGATTATTAGGACATCCTGAATATTTATTTTTAGGTGCTAGTCCAGATGGTATTTGTGGACCTTATAAAAGAGACGGGAAAACAAAATCACCATTAGTAGGAAGAATGTTAGAAATTAAATGTCCTTTATTTAGAAAGATTAAATATGAAGGTGAAGTTAAGGGGGAAATTTGTCCGATATATTATTGGTGTCAAGTTCAACAACAATTAGAATGTTGTAATTTAGATGAATGTGATTTTGTCCAATGTAGCATTGAAGAATATAAAACAAGAGAAGATTTTTTAAATGATAGTTCTCATAATCAAGAATACTTAAGTTTAAAATCTGGTTTGGAAAAAGGGGCATTAATAGAATTGGTTCCATTAAAAATAGGAGAAGAAGATATTAAGGATGGTAAAATAGCAGATAAGATAATTTATGACAAGACATCCTTTATTTATCAACCAAAGATTGATATGACAAATAAAGAATTAGATGAATGGTTATTAAACGAAGTTGATAAAATCTCAAGAAGAAAAGATGTTAAATTAAACAGGATTATATATTGGAGAATATTAGAAAAGAATTGTACACTAATTATGCGAGATAAAGAATGGTTTAATCAAGTATTACCAACCTTAAAGAAAATATGGACATATGTAGAATTATTAAGAGAAGATAATGATATGTCTCAAAAATGGAAAGATTATATTGATAAACTACCAAAAAAAATGAATGAAAAGATTATTAATTATTTGGATAGTTTAATAAAAGAAAAAAGTAAATAAAAATTAATTTTTTATATAAATTAAATAATATATAAAATGTCATATTATAAAAAATATTTAAAATACAAGAATAAATATATTAAATTAATAGGTGGGGGAGGTAAAGGTACTTATAATCCAAAAGAAAATATATGTATTCCGTCAGTAGTAAATTTAGAAGTTCAAAGAAAAATATATTCAATTAATTTTTTATGGTTGAATAGAAATATACAGAACTCATATAGACTTCAACAATATATATTTCCGTTTAATAATAAACATATAAAATATACAGAAAAAATGTTTATTAATTTAGAATATATCAAGAATATTATAAATGTTATAAGATGGTCGCAAAAAAATCCAACAGCTGTTATAAATATTTGGCATGATTCAAATCCAAAAATGGTTGAAAACACTAGTCAATTAATAAATAATTTATTAAATTATGATGAATTAATTATAGAATTTGAAACGTTATTTAAAATTATTGATAATATAAATTTATTAAATAAATATTTAAGGAGCAGAGAAGAAAAATTAGAGCAAATTATACATGATAAATTAACTAATCAATATGTACAAATTAATATAAACGTAGATAATCCTAAAATTATTGATAGTTTTAATATCAAACAAGAATTTATAAATAAAATCGATGAAATTAATCATGTAATTAATTTTAATGATGAAACTCAATTAATAACTATTAATCAAGTAGTTTCTTTAGGTAAAACATTAGACAATTTAAGATTTGAACCAATTTTAAAATTAGATAGGTTAAAACAGCTTGAAAATAGTAAACCAATTTTAGAATATTTTGGACTTAAAATAGATGGTTCGCCGTCTTTATATGATAAAATACCTGTTTATTTTAAAGTTGATCTTGTAAGACTTATGATATTATTACAACTAGTTCAAGAAAATCCAAATTCTTATGCTATTTATGCTGATTTTGATACACAACCTTTAGATGAAGAAATTATATTTACAGAACAATGTCTAAAAATATTAGATACTCATGGTTTAGTTTTACCAAGTGGTCAACCAATGGCTTTTTTTGAAAATAGCTTTCATATTATAGCAGGTGAAAATTTAACATGTGATAACTATATGATTTTATCTATAAATAAAATATTAATTGAATATAACATTCAAAAAATAATTTATGAATATCCAGTTAAACCACAAGATGTTTTTCATAATTATAATGATTTATTTACTTATTACTTTATTATAAAATTTGATCTCGATATAAATACAGGTGAAATTCCTAATGGAGATCCAATTTTATTTTTAAAAGATAAAGAAATAAATATTTCTTTTAATGATGATCTAATTAGAGCATATAAAGAAGAAGAAATAACTATAGAAATAAATAAAACAAATTTATTAAGTTTAGATATGGCTTGTATTGGTTATTTATTATTTTCAAAAATGAAAACTAAATATAATGGTATATTTGATGAAGGTTTTAGATTTTATAATTTACGTAAATATAAAGTTATTATCCTTATTAGAGACGATTTAGGAAATATAAGTCCTCATCATTATAATTATGATAAAAAATATTTGTAAAAATAAATAAAAGATAAATTTATTATTGATGTTAGTAATATTGATTATCAAATTAAAATAACTCAATAAGTATTATATAGCTTAGTAAATCAAGATTCATCTAATAACTTAAATGGATATATTATACATTCTTACGTAAAGGGAAAAAGGTCATAAACCATGGATATTTTGAGATAACATCTTTTTGAAGTCATATTAAAATTTTATGGTTTCCTATTACATCTTAGTTTTTCTTAAAGATTACTCATTTTTTTGTAAATAGGTGTAATTATTTTTTAATTTTAAATATTTATATTTATATTTTAAATATTTAGTTTGAAAAGATTCTTTTGGATTAATTTGTTTTCTAAGTAATTCATTATAATTTGTATTCTTTTCTTCATTATAAGAGATGTTTATTTTAATAAATTGGTAAAATTTATCTTTATATTCATTATATAGATTAACAATTTTTTCATTATAATTATTATAAATTTTACTATATTCTTTTCTGAAAAGTAAAATTAATAAATATAAATAATTTACTGATATATTAAACAAATAATTCGTTAATATATTTTCGTCATCTTTTATACTTAGTATGTATTCCATATTAATTTTTAAACTTTCTTTAAATATATTAAAATCAGATTCATCATAATTTTTTGTAATTATTTTTACTAATATATTTTTTTTTAATTCTACTTCGTCATTTTCATCCCATAAATATAATTTATGTTTATTAATAATATCTAAATTCATATCATATAAAAGAAAATCATTATATAAGAAATATACCATATATTTAGGTATCATAATAAATTTCTTTACATTATGTATATAAACAAATAAAAAATCCGATAAATTATATTTTTCCAATCTGGAATTTATATTAAAAATTGAATCATAATTACTTATAAAAATATTAGGTAAATAAGATAATATATCATCTAATTTAATTGAATATTTATAATAATATTCAGGAGTTTTAATTTCTTTTATAAAATTAAAACTTTTATATTTATATTTTTCAAATAAATTAAAACATTCATCATAATAAAAAGAAAATTCATCAACACTCTGTTCTTTATTTTGTAGAATTTCTTGTTTTTCTTCTGTCTCTTGTGATGTTTCAATATTTTGTTCATATTGAATTTCTATATTTTGATTAATAAAATTAATATCATATATTAAATTTTTTATTATTTTTTTGCTTAATTTATATTTACTAAAATTAATTTTATTTATTTCATCTTCTGTAAATATATATTTTAAAGCATCATTTTCACTTAATATTTCTTCTCTAAAATAATAAAATATTTTTTCTTTATAATTTTCTTTGAAATTAGAGGTTTCTGGTCTTTCTTTTCTTATATCTGATTTTAAAGCCTGTAAATTCATACTATCATTTTGATTTTTTATTAAATTTTTTTCATTTATTTTAAATTTTTCATATAATTCAAATTTATTATTAACTAAAAAATTTTTAATTACAAATGATATTTTGTGTCCTAAATTTAATTTTCTTAACCTAAACATGGCTTGTGCTACTTCCGAATAAAATGAAAGACTATCAACAATACATAAACCATGTAAAATAGGATAATTATCTTGTTTTATATCAATGCCTACTATATGAGCCTGATCGTAATAGATAAAAGGTTTATTATATATTATATATTCATTAAATTTTTCAAGATTGTTATTTCTGTATACCATTTTTTCATCATTTTCATCTATAAATATAACATCTCTGGAAGAATTTAATATTTTATATATTTTTAAAGCAATATTATAATTTAATTCTTTATAAAAAAATCCACATACATCAATTAATGCATCATATTCATTTAATTTGTCATTTGATATTTGTTCTTCATTGTTAATTTTAAAAATATTACTTATATCTATTGATAAAATTTGTGAATTAATTATAGCATATTCTATATTATTTCTTTCATCTTCATCCTTATATAAACATTCTTTATTAAATGTATATTTAGCATTTAAAAATGGTAGATCCATGTTAACAGTACCTGAATATCCTATTTTAAATATATTATCAATATTAAGTATATCTATAAAAGATGTATTAAAACGTTCTGATGGTAGATTAATTTTACTAAATATTTTATTAAAAATATAATTATATAATTCATTTTTTAACGTTTCATTTGATGATAATAAACTATTAATATTAGATATTGTTAAATCATCATCATTAAGTTTTAATTTTTTTTTTAAAAATTTACTATTTATTATTTCTTTTAATATATTATCATCTATTTTATATTCATTAATAATAATATAATAATAATAAGTTAAAAATATAGTTAATATACACGAAGAAAATGATGAATTTTCTATAGGTTTATCTTTATTTCTAAATGGTATTGCATATAATCTTGAATCAATGCCCCACATTATATTGTATTTTAGTAAGTTGTTATAAAGTTGATCAATAATTGTAATTATATTATCAAGAAATAAATCTGAATTTTTTATTTTATCATTAATTATGGAGCATATACTTTCATTTGATATTTTAATCTTATTTTTAAGTTTATCTTTATTATTTTCTATAATTAATTTAATTATACCTACAATATCATCAACTTCAATATTTTTTTCTAAAATATAATTAAAATTACTTTTAAGCGGATTTAATAAACTATCAAATTCATCAATTAAAAATACTGTATTAATTTTTGAAATATTATTTTTAATAAAATCTTTTTTTATTTCATCTTCTGATTTTATGTAAATTTTTTTTATTTGAAATATATTAATATAATCTTTTAATGTTTCTATTGTCTGTTTACAAGATGTTTTGGGGACAATAATATATACTGTTTGGTTATAAATAATATTTAAATATAATGATAATAATGGTGTAATAATAGCTGACTTACCTTTACCCATCATAAAATGATGTAATTGATAAAAATTATTATCACATTTCTTTAATTCATCTCCATTCGTTTCAATATCTTTTATTTTAATATCTATTAAACTATTCATATTTTTCTTTAATTTATGGCTAGATAGTAATTTCTTTGGTTCAGATGTATCTTCAAAATTATATAAAGGAAAATTAGGTTTTCCTCCACCATCATGTGGTTGTGAAATATAATTTTCATAAGATTCTATCATAATTTTATATCTATCCATTTGCTCTTTTAAAATTTCATTACCATTAATTAATTCAAATAATATTTCAAATTTATATTTGTAAGGTATTTTTTTGGTATCAAATAATATATTATAGTTTTTAATTATAGAACATACAGCATCAGCATTAAAAATATTATTTAAAATTTTTTGTATAAAATTTAATATTTTAATATTTAATAAATAACTTTGTAATATTTCATAATCATTTAATAATTCTCCAAAAGTTATATTTTCTATAAATTTTGTAAATTCTAATATATTACTTTCTATATCAATTTTAATATTATTAAATCTTTCAATCCATTTATCTTTATTGGTTGAATTAATAACACATTTACTAATTTTATATAATAATTTTTTATATGATTCTGTTAAACTTTTATCTTTTGGAATATCTAAATTAAATTCTAATAATTCATTATCATTTTTTTTTAATAATTCAAATTTAGATAAATTATAATTAACTTCTTCATTTAATATCTTATTTTTTTTAAAATGGAATATATTTGGATATCTTGAATTATTACAACAATAACCATTAGTATCTACGTCTTTTTTATCTAAATTTATATATAATATATTATAACTATTTAATTGAAGATCACAACATAAAAAATTCCAATTATTAAAATTTGATATTTTATTATCTGATGAAAATTTATTTAAAAAAAACTGAGTGTTAGAATTTATTTCATAATTATATATACCTTCTTCTAATACTTCCTTACCTAATATATGTTCTTGAATATCTAATTTTTGCATATAAAAAGCAACATTAAATATGTCATTTTTTTTATAAATAAAATTCAAACCTGTATTTGGAATTAGATATTTAAAAGGAAAAATTACAGATTTAAATTTTATAACTTCATTACCATTAAAAAATATTTTTGATATATTAAATTCAATGTTAGATTCAGTTTGTAAAATTAAATTACAATTATATTCAATATAATTTTTTCTATCATTAAAAACTTGATATATTTTAAAATTTGTATTAATAACTGATGGAATTAATAAATTTAAATCATCTTTTTTAAATAAATTATTGAAATTTATTGTTTCTATTTTTTTATAATTAATATAATCAATTGTAATACTATTTTCTTCATTATAATTTGGTATTATCTTGAATATATCATAAGATAAATAATCTTTTTTATCAAATATATTTTGTAAAAAATCTTCAAACTTTTTATTTTCTTCTTTTATTTTATTAATTTCTTTTTTAAAATTATTTATATCAATTTTACTATAAAATTTAATAATAACTAAATTATTTTTTCTATTATCATCTAAAAGTTCTAGATAATTTATATGAGGATAATTATATAGTAAAATAAATAAACTTGAATATATATCTTTTTTTTTCTCTTTTTCTAAATAAATTTTTTTACAATAAAATTCAATTAATTTTTTTTTTATATTAGGTTGATTATTTATTCTTCCCATATTGTAAATAAGAAATTCATCAGTTATATAATCAGGATTTTCATATAAAAATGTTTCAATATTAATATAATTACTTATATTTGTATTAAAACTTTCATATCTATTTACATCACTAGAATTTATTGTATTAAAATTGTAATATCCTTTTGTAAATATATTTAAAATATCCTCACTAAATTGATAATATTGAGTTAAGTATTTATTACCCTTTATATTATCAATTTTTGTTTCACTTGTATTTATTAATTGTAATATAGTTAATTCATATAATTTAGATATATGTTCATCAATATACCAACTGTGTAATATTGAATTACAAATATACATTATTTTTATAATACTAAAAAATTTATAAAATATTATACAATATTCAAATAAATCTTTTTTATCACTATTAATATCTAATATTTTATGAGTAGAATCTTTACTATTTTTTAAAAAATTTATATATAATATTATAGGTATAAAATAAGTTATATTAGATGGTATATCATTTTCCATATTTAAAGAATATGTATTATCGAATAATATTATTTCATTTGATAATTGTTCAAAATTATATATTTTATTTTCTTCTAAATATATTTTTAAATTTTTTAAAATATTATTAATATTAATTTCACTTTTAAAAACTGGATCTTTTTTTTCTTCAAAAATTTCATATGCAGTCATATAAAGATCTAATAAATTATTAGAATAATTTTTATGTAAATTTTCAATTAATTTTATTTTATTTTTATTTAAATAATTTACATATTCTTTTTCATAAAAAAGTCTTTCTGTATTAACATTTTTAAATACAATTTTTAAATTATTATCATAAATGAAATCTTGTTGATTATATAATATTTTACTATCAATTATTTTTATATCAATTAATTTGCTACATAATTTTTTCATATATAAATAATTTGTGTTTTTACTAGATAGTAAAATATTATTAAAATTATTATTAGTATAAATTTTATTTATATGATCTATAAATGATGTATTTAATGTATTAATAATATTTTTATATTCATTATGATTTGAATGAATAACAAAATATAATAATATAGAATAATACATAGAAAACCATGAACACGAACCACTTTCTTGTGGATAAATATACAAGTTAGGTTCTTTATAATATAAAATAATTTTTTTTAAAAAATTATCACTTAATGGTTTATTTTCTCTTAAATAGTTTATTATTGCAGCATTTTCTTTATAATAATCAATATCTTGAATATTTAAATCTTTAATATTTACTCTTAATTCAGTTTTTCTGTTTATAAAATTTGATACAATGATATAAAAACGTAAATCTATTTTAAAAAATGAATCATTTTCATAATAAATTTTTTCTAAATTTTCATCATCTAATAAATCTTTTATAGATTTTTTGGTATTATTTAATAAGAATATTTTTTCATTTTCATCATAAATATTTCTAAAATAATTTAATAAAATTTTAATATTTTTATTAAATTTATATGTTTTTCTCTCTCTAAATTCTAGAGTATTATCGAAAAATGAATATCTTTTTGTGTCATAATATTCATAAAAATATCTAATAAATAAAAAATCTTTTATTATTTTTAGCGCATCATTAAATTTATATTTATCATTAACGTTATCACATAATTTTATTCCTTTTGTTAATTGATATAAATTACCATTATTTTCTCCATTATATTGAATATCTAAACCAGTATTCAAAATAAATAAATACATTTTTTTATCTTTAATAAATATAATTGTAGTTGTAGCATGTTTATTAAAATCTGATGATATAATATAATAATTTAAGGATTCTCTTATTTTATCAAAATTAAAATCAAAATTATCATCGTAATTTTCTAATTCATAATTCAATTTAAAAAAACTAGGTATAAATTTATCTTCAAAATTTATTTTTCCTAAATTATAACCTATATTGCGAACACTATTATCATCGGTATAATCTTTTTTATATGATATATCAGCAAAATTAATTTTATCCAAATTAATTTTTGCAATATCTTGTAAAGTTAATATAACATTTATGATGTTTCCACCTTCTGTTGTATTTAATAATCCATCCATAACATGAAAATATATTGATCTATATTTATTAGTGCTTTCTTCAAAATGTAAACTCATATATATATTGATATTATTTATTTTTTCAAATAAATTATTTATATAAGTATGAATTTTATTATAGATAAAATTTGCGTAAAAAATTGATATTATATAAATATGAATATATATATAAATATATAGCAGTATAAAGATATAATGAAAAAGAAAGTTGATCAAGTTGATATAAATAATATGAATAGTAAATTAGCCTATAAAATTTTTGACTTATATATAAAAGAGAATGAAAAATTTTATATAGATAAAAAAATGGGATGGATATGGGACAAAGATAAGAATGTAGTAGGAGTTGTAGATAAAATGAATAAAACATATTTCTTTGATGAAATAAAATTAGAGGATTTAATAATTCCATAACTTTTTATATTTTATAAATATATATAAAATATATGTTAATTGAATCAACCAAATTACCAATTCCATATATTAAGGTAGAAAAAGTAACACCTAAAAATAATGGTGAAAAAAAATGTGGACCAACAATATCATTTGAAAATGGTTCATGTATTCCATTAAATTTATTAGTTAAAATGGCAATAGCATATAATAAAAGTAATAGAGAAAATTCTATTCAATTATATGATACTTTAGAAGAAATTTCTCCAGATAAATATAAAACATATTTATTATTTGAATTTCAAAAAAGATTTAAAAATTCAAATCATAGCGAATGGGTGAATAATAGAGTTTTTGATAATATGAAAAAAGAAGATAAAGAATTATTACAAACATCTGTTTTTAGACCAGAAGGTCCACAAGGACAATTTCAATGGTTATCAACTGTTGATATAAATAAAACTTTATCACAATATGAAAATAAATATCCAGATTTTGTGTTTATGGGAGCAGTACCTATAGATTTTAATGATTTAGATTATTATCCATTTAAAAAAATTAATTTTAATGATCTTAAAAAAGAAGGTAAAAATAAAATAGGAGTTATTTTTAATTTAGATGAACATTATAAAAGTGGTTCCCATTGGGTTAGTTTATTTTCTGATTTAGAAAAAGGACAAATTTATTTTAGTGATTCATATGGAAGAAAACCAGAAAAAAGAATTAGTAATTTTATGAATAGAATTAAAGAACATCTTGAGGATTGTAATATTAATAATATTGATATGAGATATAATCAAACACAACATCAAAGAGGCAATTCTGAATGTGGGGTGTATTCTATTAATTTTATATTAAGATTATTAAAAGGTAAAACTTTTGATCATCTTACACGAAAAAGATTAACTGATGAAAAAGTTAATAAATGTAGATTTAGATATTTTAAGTAAAATTTAATACTATTTTATGTTCTCTTTCAAAAAAGAATTTATATTCTAAATCATTTTTTATAATTTCATTTTTTGTTCTATAAAATTTTATAATTAAATGATCTACTTCATAATATTCATTTAATTCTACTAATTTTTTTATTTCATCATTATCATTATTTATTAAAAATAATGGTTCTCTACATATATTTTCAATTACTAAATAAAATATATTATCACCTAATTTTAAAATATTTGTTGATTTATATTCATTTCTATTGATATATGAATTTTTATTAAATCCTAAAAATGATAATATACTATCTGACTCATTAATCATATTAAATCTATCAGAAGATTTAAATATAAAATTATCTTCTATTAAACTACATTTAATATTTATATTATTATTTTCAAATGCTTCATTTATATAATAACATATTTCATTTCTATTATAATAATTTTCTTCAAGCTCTATAATATGTTCTTTACCATCAATTATTATTTTTAATCTATTATTTTTTCCTTCTATAATGTTCTCTTTTATATTCCTAGGTAATTGTATATCATTTATATTTATATCTCTAAATTTAATTTTTTTATCAAAATTTATCATATAATCATTAAAACATTCACTATCTACAACCTTATTACTCTGTATTTCTATTATTTTTTCCTCATGTAATCTATCATTTTTTAAACCTTTCAAAGTATCATTTATCGTCATATTATTGTTTTTATTTTTCTTCTTTATATTCAATTCTATAACATTATTATTAAGAGTACTAAAATTTTCCTTTACAGATGAATCAGAAATATCAGATTTTATATCCGTTTCTTTATTTTTTTTGGCTTCTACTAGTAGTTTAATTAATGCTTTTTTAGAGTCCTTTTCCTTATTCTTAATTTCTTCTAACTTTTTTTCTTCCTCTAATTTTATAGATCTTTCTAATGCCTCAATTTCTATATCTAAATCTATATCGTCTGTATTATTAATAAATTTTTTATTATTTTGTTTAATAGTTTCTTTTTTTGGATTTTGTTTAATAGTTTCCTTTTTTGGATTTTGTTTAATAGTTTCCTTTTTGGGATTTTGTTTAACAGTTTCCTTTTTTGGATTTTGTTTAACAGTTTCTTTTTTGGGATTTTGATTAACAGTTTCTTTTTTGGGATTTTGTTTAACAGTTTCTTTTTTGGGATTTTGATTAACAGAATTTTTATTATCAGAATTATTCAAAAAAAAAAAATCATCATTTTTATTCTTTTCTAAATTTGGAGATTTCATAGGATCAAAATTATTTGTTTTTGGCATCGTTGATATCATTTTATTAACATTACTTCGTTCCATTTCCATTTTTTTTAATTTAGTATCTAAATCTGTATCACTATTATTATTAAAATTTTGTTCAGAATTTGGTTTATAATTATTTTCAAAACTATCAACTCCATTATATTGAGTTTCTTGACCACCATACGCCTGATTAAAATCTGTTCCAACATCATCATTGGTATAATTAAATGAATAACCCATATCACCACAATTATTTCTATTATTTACTCCACCACCGTTTCCTCCACCACCACCATTTCTATTACCCATATTATTACCCATATTATTACCCATATTATTACCCATATTATTACCCATATTATTACCCATATTATTACCCATATTATTTCTATTATTACTATTATTATTACTATTATTATTACTTTGCATACTTGGAGGTAAAACCATACCTGCGGGAATTTGTGCTCCAGTATTATTTAGATTTAATAATTTAGCAGTTAATTCATCTAATTGAGGTCCACTTTGATTGGAGCCACCTCTATATTCTGTTTGTAAAGCATTCATTCTTCTTTCTAATTCATCAGAAAAATTTTTACGACCTTCAAATCTTGTAGAAGAACCATTATTTTGATTAAAATTATCATTTTGATTTGAATTTTCATTCTGCATCTCTAATGGTAATCCATATTCACCAGTCGCTGTTATAAAAGGTCCATTACTATTATTTAATGAACTAAATGATGCATATGCACCTCCACCATCATTATATGATGTATAATCTTTTGGTTTATTATTATTATTATTATTATTGGTCATCCTATTCATCATATCATCAGGTCTTATAAATTTATTTGGTATACCTAACATATTATTTTGGTTTTGTTGATTTTGTTGATTTTGTTGATTTTGTTGATTTTGTTGATTTTGTTGATTATATCTTAATAAATTATTAGGATTATTATTTGGATTAAAAGTCATATTATTTCGTAAATTATTTTTATTAGATTTTTTTTCTTCAAACATTCTTATGCAATCACTTAAACTTTTTTTATTTAATTTATCAAGAAATTCTCTAGTTGATATATTTTGTGGTTTTTTATTACCATATTTATCATATATTGCATTCATATAATTAAAAATTATTTTTTTACATTTCATAATTACTTCTTTATTAATTTGTGATTCATCTAATTCTAGATATAAGATTAATTTTTTAGTTAAATTTATAATATTTTCTTGTGATAAAAATATTTGATCCATTTATAAATTATTATATTAATATATAATAATCTATTTTTTAAACATATTAAACACAAAATATTATATTTATATATTATAAATGAATAACAAATTTAATTCAGAACAACAACAGTTTATTAAAAATTATAATAGTTATGAACCAAATAGCACTTTTTATAGAAATGAAACTAATAGTGCTAGAAATGAATCTCTTAATGATATGAGACAATTTAATTATCAACAAAATTTTACAGAAAATAAACCTATAAATAAAAAACAAGATTTTACTTATAAAAATAATACTTTAGATGAAAATATTGGCAATCCAGTTAATAAAGATACAATTACTGAATACAGATTAAATATTGATTCGATTGATAGAGATATTGAATTATATCCAGATCCTTTTCAATATAAAGTTACTTTTGGACCGATTGTAAATAGTGGTATTAATACTTTATCATTAAAAGATGAATTAAAAGGTGAACTTAAACGTAATTCTAAAACAAAAATAAGTAATAATCCTAATATCAGATCCAAAATTGATGATAATGTAGAAGATGATATATTATTATTTGGTTCTTCTCCTAATTTTATTATAAACTATGAAAATAGACAAAAAAAAATATATAATCCTTATATCTCAAGAGATTTTATTAATATAAAATTTATTAGACTTGATAATATTGTATTACCAAGATTTAGTTCAGTTATTATAAACTGTGATTGGAGATATTGTGATAATTCTTGTGATGAAGAATGTCCTACCTCCTGTGGTATGAATATAAAAGATGATTTTGATAGACATTTTCAAAATAAATTAGCATGTTCTAGATATATTCCAAATGTAAATGATACTAGTTTATTATTTACAGATAGATTTGTTATGGTTAATATTCCAGAATTATCAAATAGACAAAATCTAGCAACTAATCCTATAAATGATAATTCTTTTACAGTATTTCCTGATAAAGTAACAGGAATTCTTTATTATAGAGGTAATCCTTATTATGCTGTAAAGATTTATCAAGATACAGCACTCGGTAACATCACTACACTTACTTTTTCATTTTATGATAGTTGGGGAAACCAAATAAAATTAAATACTAACTGTATAAATTATGAATATCTACTTATAAAAAATACAACACTTATTAATCCTTCAAATATTTTATATGCTGATATGATAGAAACTTTTCCTAAACTTAAATACTTTTTTAATAAATTTACTGAATATATTAAATGTATTGTAACAATTAATTTTAATATTCAAAAAAAAATAGTTTTTTATTGTAATTCAACCGATTTTATAGTTAATTCAGATTCAAGCTCCAGTTCAAGTTCTTCAAATTCTACAGATTTTATAGTAACTCCTGATTCAAAATCAAGTTCAAGTTCTTCAAATTCTACAGATTTTATAGTAACTCCTGATTCAAAATCAAGTTCAAGTTCTAGCTCAAGTTCAAGTTCTAGCTCAAGTTCAAGTTCTAGCTCAAGTTCAAGTTCCAGCTCAAGTTCTAGCTCATCATTTAATTGTAATCCATCTAATAATAATATTAGATACAATCAAACCTATTTTGTATTTAGTAATATATTTAAGGAGCTAAATGAGTTTGTTACTACTAAAGGGTTTGTTAATAGAAGAAAGCTGACACGAAAAGGTGATATAGTAACAGTATCAATTGATGAATATATAAATAATATATATTGGTATAATTTAGAAGATATTAGTAATTCAAGATATAATTTAGAATTATTATTTGATAGATACAAATATAGTATTTTTAGTATATTAGATAAATTAAAGAATGAAGTAATGAATTTACCACTTAATAAAATTTTTCAAAATCATTCAATGTTTGTTATGGGTGTTTATGAAACTAAATTAAATACTCTTATAAATTTTAGACCACAATAAAAAATTGATTTTAATTTATTATATTATAAGTATATATTTATATTTACATATATAGAAAGATGGTTAAAAAATGGTTTACTGTAGATGGTAATATTGGTTCAGGAAAATCAACATTTTGTAAATTATTTGCTGAAAAATATAATAATATAGATATTTGTTTAGAACCTGTTAATGATTGGATCAATCTTAAAGATAATTCAACAAACCAAAATATTTTACAAAATTTTTATGATGATCCACAAAGATGGTCTTATACTTTTCAAAATTATGCTGCTATAACTAGAGTTAATAATCTAACTAAACCAACAATTAAAGATATTAAAATTACAGAAAGATCTATTTATACTGATAGAAATGTTTTTGCTAAATCGTTATATGAAACAGGACAAATGTCCTCTCTTGAATGGAAAATGTATAATGAATGGTATATTTGGCTTGAAAATATACTAATAGAAAAAATGGGTAAACCATCTGGATTTATCTATCTTCGTTGTGAACCTGAAGTAAGTTTTAAAAGATTAAAGATTAGATCAAGAAACGAAGAATCTTCAGTTTCTCTTGAATATTTAAAAATGCTACATAAAGCACATGATGATTGGTTATGTGATAAAAATTTAACTTCGTGTGTTATTGATGTTAATGAAGATTTTGAAAATAATGAGCCTGTTAGAAATCATATTTTTAATCAAATTGATAACTTTATAAATAAAAATAATAAATTTTCTCACGAATATTAGAACTATATTTTTTTATATATATACAAAAATATCTGTAAAATTTTATAAAAATTGAAATATTATTTATTTGTTGTATTTATACAGAATGCCTCCTAAACGTAGACGCCCAGCAACCAGAACTAATAGTTCAGTCTTTGTTGTTCAGGAAACTACTGAACAAGCACCCACTCCAGTTCAGGAAACTATTGAACAAACACCTAAAAGGCCTAATCTGACAGCTGATCAGATTCATGGAGACCCAGATTGGAGGTTGTTTAGTCAACTTGTTGACGGTTCAAACGCTACTCTAGCTGAACAACCTGCTAAAAATGCCATGAGTATTTTGGCATCTACTTTCAAAACACCCCTTGATGTTGTACAACATAAGTTGGAGGTCAAAAAAATAGTTATCAAGCGTATTAGGGGTAATATCATTGCTCATCATGTTGATAATTCATCATTGACCTTCACAATGCCTGATCTTTCACAACCTATTTCATGGGTGAATATGCTTCAAGACATTTTTACTCAGAAAAAAGTTCCCTCTCCTGTGCAACCAGCTGTTCCACATCAGATGCGGTTGTTACTTGCCATGTTTGCCAGATTACCACCATTTAATAAACTGGTGATTCATAAGAAAGGACAAGAAATTGACTTGAACATCATCGGTCAGGGCTTTGATGCTATCGTAAGGATAGTAGGCGAACAAGTTTTAGAAAGTCGTCGTTTTCCGCAGTTATGTGTACCTTGGAGAAAAACTACACAGGCAAACACAGCACTCGGAACCCAAATTCTTATGATGCCAGATGATTCTACAATAAATTTTGTAGAAATTGTGCCAACCCCTACAGGTGGATATATTGGTGTGTTCAACTATGGAGTTGGAGGTTTTGTGTGTCTTTCCAAGACAGATGCTATGGCGAAATATCGCTTGAGTAAGCCTACACTAATCAGGTTGGACACTATCAACCCATCCCTCGTGGTGCTAAAAACTCCGAATACTCCTTATCATGGCGTCATTGAACGAATTGAAAAGAAGAACAGGGAGTATGTATGGCTTGAAGGAGGAAGACGTTTCGCTTGGAGCGAGATAGAAAATTTAGATACAGTTTTATCTGAATTTTCTCAGCAAGGAAAACTCTAAAAAAGAGCTACTTATTTTTATATATATAAAGTTATAAAAAATTGAATTTATATTTATTACATGGGAACATACTAAATCAGAAACAACAATACAGCATTCTTCTATGCAGTATTCTTCTATTGATATTGCCCAAGCAAACTGGCAAACATTAGGGTATTTACTTTGTAATCTTCCTTATTTTGATAGTTTAGATATTCGAAAAGAAGAAGAAACCCTCAAAATTAACATTAAGGCTCAGGGTTTGGACGCAAATGCTACAATAGCAGAAGGAAAGTTGGTTGATTGCGGTATACCACCAAAAACTAATGATTTGTACGATCATGTTCTGATTGCACAGTTTTTCATGCTGATTCAGCCTGAACCTACACAACCCTTCTACGTGCGTATATTGAGGACAATGAAGGGTTTTGTTGGTCTTCACGAATACGAAGGAGGACGAAAAGTCCTGTCTCTTTCCAACAATGAGGGACTTGCAGTAAAGTTCATCGTGAAAGATGTGTGTCTCGATGACTTGGAACGTTATATTAAGAATCCAACAGCAGTGTTGGTAGTGATTCACACAACTAACACACCTTTTGCAGGTGTCATAGGACATCTTATATTGTCCATAGCAAACACAGCGCACATCAGGGTTGGAGACGAAATCTTCTGCGTGCCACCTGATAATTGGACATTTCTTCAGAATATTCTGCCCATGTTTTAAGAACACTACCACATTTGGACAGGATTTTTTCTATACATATCACCAGAGTCAATATTGAATGCTTCATGAAATTCTGGTATATTTTTAAGTGTGCAGTTTATTCTAAGAACATTAGGAGAATGGGGATCGGTTAATAACCGTTTATCTGCTTCTTCATCTGTTATATTACATCTCCAAACTATTGCCCAAGATATAAAAAATCTCTGATTAGGAGTAAATTTTGATTTTTCTATTATATCTTTATCTCCTAATTTATTTTTAAAGGCATGAAAAGCAATTTTAACACCACCATGATCTGCTAAATTTTCACCTAGTGTTAATTCTCCATTAACATTTTTACCATTAATTTTACAACATCCATATTCATTAACAAAATAATTTGCTTTTTCCATAAATTTTTTTCTATCTTCTTCGGTCCACCAATTATTTAATTCTCCAGTATGATCGAATTGTGAACCCTTATCATCATATGAATGTGTCATTTCGTGTCCTATAACAGTTCCTATAGCACCATAATTAAGAGCATCATCGCCATCAGGATAGAAAAAAGGAGGTTGAAGAATACCAGCTGGAAAAACAATTTCATTTCTAATTGGATGAAAGTATGCATTTACATCATGAGGATTCATTTCCCATTTATTAGGATCTACTGGTTTAAATAACTGAGAAATATCATATTCATGATTAAAAAGATTACAATCCATTATAACTTTTAATAAACTTTTTGCATCAGCACTACTTGTTCCTAAAAATAGAGTAGAAAAATCTCTCCATTTATCAGGATAACCAATCTTTGCCTTAAACGCTTTTTGTTTTTTAAAAGCTTTTTCTTTTGTTTCATCACTCATCCATGTTAAATTATTTAATCTTTTCGCTAATTCATTATTTAGAGATTCAACCATATCAAGCATTTTTTCTTTTGAAGAATCATTAAAATATAATTCACAATATTTTCTACCAAGTAATTCACCCATCGTCATATCAATCATTGATATAGCTCTTTCCCATCTAGGTTTATTTTCCTTTTGTCCTGATAATAATTTGCCATAAAAATTAAATTTAAGATTAACAAGTTTATCGTTTAAATAATATGCTGAACTAGATAATGATTTAAATAATAAATATAATTTTAGTAAATTAATATCAGTATTAATCCATAATTTACCTAAATTTTCAAAAAAATCTAAATTATCAACAATAATATAAGGAATATCAATCAAAATATCTAATTTTTTTAAATAGTGATTCCAATCAAGCATCGTTAATTTATTAAATTCTGATAATTCTATTTTATTATAATTTTTCTCTGGATCTCTCTTTTCTACTTTTGTATAAGTATGTTCTGCTAATTTTACTTCAATATCAAATATAAGATCAGCTATTTTATCTATATGCATATCATAATCAAGAGGATGTAAGCATAATAAAATATCAGCAATATATTTTTTATACTTTTTTCTTATCTCTTCTTTATCTTCTAAAAAATAATAATCTCTATCAGGAAGTCCTAATCCACTAGTAGAAATATATAAAACAACAAGAGAACTATTTTTTGCATCTTCTTGTGAATAAGCACCAAACATTCCAGCTAATCCATATTTATTTAATATTGCCATTATTTCCCATAATTCATTTTTATCATTTGATTCAAGTATTAATTTTTTTATTTTATTAAAAGGTTTTAATCCTTCTATTTCTAATCTTTCTTCATCTAAAGCTAAATTATAAAGTATTCCTAAATTTTTATATATACCATCACAATTAGAACTAGCAATATCTTTTAATTTTTTTAAATTATCTTCATGTAATAATTCAAAAGTACCCCATTTTGTATATTTATCTGGTATAGGATTATTTTTTTTCCAATTTCCATTAACATAACATGCAAAATCATCACATGGTTCTATAGACAAATCAAAATCATCAATATTTATCATATATAATATATTTATATTTTATTCTCTAAATCTATTCTTCATTCTTCACTATATTCATTATAATTTATAAATAATTCTTCACCTTTTTTTATTTTTCTATTTGTTATAAAACTAAAATACTTATTTTCAGTATCTTCAATAACATCTATATTTGGATTATCACTGTGATTCATATAAAATGATATATTTATATAATTTGGTCCATAAGCATACACATCATAATCATCTCTTTTTTTATCACCAAAAAAATCAGTTAAAATTTTACGAACATTTGGATGTATATCTTTAATATCATCCTTACTTAAAGTTATTATTTTATCTTTTTCTTTAGATAATGTAGAAAA